ACTAAATCAATACGGGACGGAGTCATACGTGACTACAATTTTGAAACCTATAAAAATGCAATTGATAAGTTTTTGCCTAATGCCAAAACCATTTTTTTAACCGCAGACAATGATAGCGTTTTGCCACAATATCAAGAATATCTAAAAGATTACAATGTAGTTACATATACACAACCAACACATATTACACAAATGCAATACTCTGCTGCAACAATGTTAATTGCATCACAATGTAATATGTTAGTTTGCTGTAGACTTAGCAGTTATGCAGAATGTATTTGGTGGTTTGGTAAATGCAAAGCGAATGTGATTCCAGTTTTTTAATTACATAAAATGAATATGTTAATAACTATATTATCATATTTTTAAATTTAGACAAGTTGTATTTTTCTGTAACACGTAAATACGTGGGCGTTATTTTTCATACACACTTCAAGCAATTCAATATTGTTAATATAATTAGGTAAATCTATCCACCAATCTATCATAAACCTAAAATAATCTCTTGGATATTGATGATACTCCTGGTTTGGAGGGTGTGTATGAGTGACAAGTATTCCGTTACTTTTTAATGACTTGGTTAAATTAACCATGGCTTGAAACGGATTATACACGTGTTCAATTGTAGCTTGATTTATGATTAAATCGTATTTATCAACAATTGGATTATCAGAATTACATATATCGCCAATAATATCAACATCATTTATGGTAGATATCTCCGGATAATTATCAATTGTTTTTATATTCCAATTTGGATAAATTTTATTGAAATCACGTTTAACTTGATTATTTTCAGAAATAAGAAGTACGTCAGCGCCAGCATTATAAAAATCCCAATACTGTTTTAAAATTCCGTGATATCCTCCACTTAAATTTGAACATTTAAACAACCCACCAATAGTATAATGTCCTGGATAAATATTTTCATCCCATTTTATTCCATTTTTGGAAAAAGAATAATTGTTATGCGTGGGCATTTATATAAAGTATAACATATAATGTTTTACATCTTTTCAATATTATAAACTATAATATTGAAAGCGCCTTCAATGTATTGCAATAATTTATCTAACCAATGGTATCGCGCATTTCTCCTTCCTGAAAATGGTATACAATAGAGTTAAAATTAGTGCAATGGTGAATACCGATTGTTTTTAATTTTGCGATTAATACTTGATCGCCAGGAATGCAAGGTTCTCCTAATTTTGCATAAACTGGATTAAATATATTGCTGTTGGGACTAATATTTCCTTCTGGATAATAATTGATTCTTTCCATATATTCCTTTTTTATTAACATGGGCATATACAATCCAGATTGATAAATTTGATCTGTTTTGACGCGTTTACAAAAATCTAAAAACTGTTCTTCCTTATAATCTTCTGGAACATTTCCAAAATTTTGTTCAATTCCATAAAGTCCAGACCGCAATACGCCACGTTCAACTAAACGAGAACATAGACAAATATTGTCTTGGATAGTTTCTTGTAACGTTTCTAACCATCTAGGAGAAAACGCCATGTCGCTATTAATAAATACAATATATTCACCTTTTGCCATTCTTCCTGCCGTGTTCCACGCTCTATACACATTATTAATGTACCATTCGCGCTTTTGTTCAGCCGTATTATTGTGCACGTAATGAGGAATGTTATGAGTTTTTAAATGATTTAAAACCGCATCGCACGCATCATTTGCTACAAAATAAAATTCATTTTCTTCCAGATTTGTATATTTCTTTACTTGTTCATATACAAAATCTAACCAACGAGTACTTTTATATATAAGACACGCAATGCTTACCTTTACCATTTTAATAATATTATAATTAGCGTTTATATTTGTTTTATAATATTATATTACACTCGATACACATCTTTATATTTATCTGGGTCAGACCTTATTAATCGCAAATTATCTTTTTCTAAATCATCTGGGTCATTTGGGCGTTTAATAAAAAATGCTTTCTTTCGTTTGTTTTTGTCTTCAAAATTTTCACTTAAATATGACAAGGTTAAAAAAACGCGTTTACTGTCCATTGGACAGTTTGCTGGTTCAGGATTGCCGTGCCACGAATAATCGTTACAAGAAAATAGTATAAGGCGATTAAATAATGGTGCAATCCTATCTATTTTTTCTATAAGTTTTGTGTTAGTGTCTACACAATTTTCGCCTTTCCATATTTCCAAATGACATCCATATTCTTCTTTCCATTCATAACTTAAATAAATGCCCAAAGTAACCTGTTTTTTCAAACCTAATGTTGGATGTAGTCCAGCATCAACGTGAATATCCAATTTATCACCAGGTCCATATGTATGCACCCCCCAAAAATTCCTTGTTGTATCTAACATTAAATCATATCCAAAGACCTTGGACAATTCCGATACAAAATCCTCGCTCGTTAGTTCATTAAATAACGTTTGCAAGTAATGCGGAAATTTAAACTTATCCCTTAGCGTAAATTTTTGCTCAAATGGATTATTATATCTATCCCATTCGTCTGACGGAATGTTCAATATTTCATTTTGGAGTTCGAATGCAAAATGTGAGTTTAAAAAATTATCCAGTTTTCCGTAAGGGAACGGCGTCGACTGCAACGATAATCCATTTATAGTATTATTTATAATAGACATTATATAAATAATAACAATATCATTTTATGTTTATTTGCTGATTTATATTAATAAACGAACGATCTCGTCCACCACTAGTTTACTTGTATTTCCGTCACCTAACCACGATGAATTTATTTTAATTGACCCATCTTGAATCGAATTTATCCAATGAAAGATTTCGTCCGAATTACACATTCCATCCTCTGCATTGAATTTGATGCTACAATTATTTGTATAGCTTTGAGGTCTTTCTGTATAATCGCGAGGCACAATCACTGGCGTGCCAAGAAGAGCAGGTTCTTCTTGACCAGTTCCGCTGTCACTTATAATAAATCGGCAATGATAAACCGTATCTAGATATTCTTTATACGGGAATAATGGTATCATTTCAATGTTTCCCAATTCTAACGAGTGTTTGCTAATTTCATCTTGCAATCGTTTAAAATATAGTAATTTTACAGGAATATTATACATTGTAATGCATTTATTGGCGAATTCGAATATATTGCGCAGTCTTTGAGGATATTTGAAATTTTCTGGGCGATGAATGTCTAACAAAATCATATCTTTTCGTTTCGGGATACACATAATTTCATCACAAAACATTTTAAATGGCTCAACCACTGTATTTCCAACAACAAATACGTTGCGAGTTATATTTTCTAAACGCAGTTGTTCTTTGTAATCTTCGTGATATACAAATAATATATCACTGCAATGGTCACAAACTGTACGATTTATTTCCTCCAACATTCGCTTATCATACGAACGCATTCCCGCTTCGAGGTGCCCAATTTTATAGCCAGCCTTTTTAAGAGGAAATGATACGCCCGCTGAATTTGAATCGCCCAAAAATAAAATCAAATCAGGATTAATTTTATGTTCTTCAAATAATTTTGGAATCGCAACAGATAAATAGGATAATTGTTCAAAATGATTCGACGAGGATATACCAGTTTCTAATATATAATTTGGCTCTCGAATACCGAGTTGTTTAAAAAATACGTTGCTTAATAATGTATCATAATGCTGACCCGTATGTATTAAAATATGATTAAACTCGTGGTCTAATGCTTTAAATACAGCGCACATACGAATAAAATCTGGGCGAATGCCTGTAATGGTAACCACAGTTTTCTTCATTGTATTTACATACATTTATTTATTTATGCCTTTTACGTTACACATAATATTTACATTAAAAAGTTATGTTTACGATTCGATTTTAAAAGATTGTACTTGTTATCAAAATCAGTTTCATTTTCTGTAACGTCAACGTACATTCTGAGTTTGTTATATATTGTTGATTTAAGATTAAATATATGGAAATTGTCTTCTAGTCGTCTTTCTAATGTTAAAGGTGACGTGTCGTGATATAAATGTATTCCTCCAACACCTGATTCATCGTGGAATTCATTTTTAATAATTATATTACTTGATACGATTTTTAACAAGAAGTCATTGTCGTCATAGCACTTTCCCATTGTACAATCATAACTAAATTCTTTAATTTTATCAAATGCGTTCTTTGTTAATGATGTCAAAAAATGAAGATTTCTATTATTGGTTACACCCTGATACCAATCTTTATAGAATAAATTACGAAGATAAATGTCAATAGTACTTAAATCGCTATTATAAAATGTTTCATTTGTTTCAAAATCAGAACTCGCTTTAACGTCAAACACATAATAATGATTGTCCTGATTAATATAATTGTTTACGTAATTTAATACATCACCAACGTGACATACTTCTGCATTTTGTATAATTATTTTACAACCCTTTATATATTTGAATCCAATATTATAATTAATTAGAGGATTAACCCACGACTTACTCCCCAGAATTATTTGTATAAAATCTATGGCAAAAGGGTATGTTTTTAATACATTTGCATCGATCGGGTCTTTATTCGAGTCATCCACTATAATAACGTGAATATTTTTATTTGCACTATTCGACATCGTTTTCAATGTAAAATAAGTTTGTTTACTTCGATTGGATGCGGTCATTACAATAGAAATTGTATTGCTGTCGATCTGACCATTTTCAATAAAAATATGCGAATATAATGAAGGATCTTTATTTTCTATCTTTGATTTAAGTTCAAAGATGTGATTTTTGTATGCCAATAATGACTCCATTTAATATTTATAGGTTAAAATCCTTTAAATCGTTTATTTGGTCTTTCAATTCGGGTATTTCAAATAAATTAGTATATTTTGATGTCAGCGTTTTATTAGATGGGTCTACTGATTCTAACGATGTAATTTCAATATTTAAATTAAACGTATCGGAAATAATGCACGCCATTTCATATTTACTTTTTGGCGTTGGTGAAGAAATGTGTCGAACGCCGCTCCAAAATAAATTATTTGTTATAATTCTGTCAATTATTTTACAATATTCTAGGCAGGTAATTCCATTCCACATATGATTGGTAAATCCGTTAATTTTATTATTATTATTTGATATAACCCATTCTAGAAACGATTTTTTATTAATTAGCTCCTTTCCAATAATAGACGTACGTATAACAGTGCATCCAACTGGTTCGCCAAGTGATTTGCTCACCCCATAAGAATTGGTTTCATCGTGCTCATCAAATTCTGTATATAGCCCTCTTTTGCCCGAAAACACGCAATCAGTTGTCGGATGAATCATTTTTGCGTTATATTTTTTACAAATATGCCATAATAGATTGGGAAAAATGCTGTTAACTAAAAAATAGTTTTTATCTGGCGACGATTGCGCTTGTCTTTGTGGAATTGCGCCAATGCAATTGATAATGCAAGTATATTGGTCAATGCCATTGCGAATAAGAATGTCTTCAATCGTTTCAAGCGATTCACACGAAATTCGTATATCAATTGTAGAAAGAGATATATTTTGAATATTATTAAAATAAGAATAAATATATCTTCCCAACATACCAGACGAACCGAATAAGAGAATTTTGTTGATATTTGTTGGTATGCTCATAGCGTATATTAAACCGTTATTATGTTTAATGTACGTTAACTTTAAGTTATTTTGCGGGGATTAACGATTGCGGTCGAGCAATGTATCAAAGTCATTACATAACTCTTGCACCGTGTCATATGCAGTGTCACAGAATACGGGTTGGTTGTAAAAATTTAACAATAATTCTGGATTTTCCATTAAAAATTTAACCTTATAAAACGCATACGTAATTGATTCTGCGTCCATTGAATTGTAGAATATAATGCGATTTTTGTTCAATATTTTCGCGTCGTATTCATCGAACGATCCAGCGTATATCGGAATTGCTCCACCCAAACAACATTCCATTATTTTTTCAGTTATATATCCACGTATATTGTCGTAATCAAAATTCTCGGAACATATATTAAACTGGTAGTTCTGTAAATATTTTATTTTTCCAACCTGATTTAATTCCTCATTAGAACAGTTGTTAAATAAAACGCCAGGACAATCAATGTGACCGAGCGTTTTTAAATGTTCATATATACAAGTTCTGGTGTGAACATCCCACCGATTAATCAATATATTAAACCGTTTCGCCATTAGTTGCGTTATATTTGTATTCTTTACAGTATTGTTGATTTGTATGTAATAATCTTTATTTTTAAGGTCAAACCCAGGGGTGAACATATATAGTGGATATTTATATCTTCCGTTCGCTGGGTCGTGATTAATGCAGCCCAAAATATATGTAAATTTATTCTCGTTAAATGCTTTATATGAATATTCACACGACTTGCCAGGAGATCCAAAATGATGTATAGGTTCTGTTATAAATAACATCGTAATATAGTTTGACGGTTTAAATATCCATTGATATTCAGGTAGTTTTAATCTAACGTCTACTACTAAAATGTTGGATTTATCATAGTTTTTAAACAAATCTAAATAGTTAGTTTCGTCATACAGGACTGGCATAGTATACTTGTATGGCGTATTTTATTCACATAGGATAAACGTAAAACCAGCAGTAGTTTAATGTCGGCGTTTGGTTATTCTCTTGGCGTTTCGTTTACGTATTGTTGTTTTTCGTATACGTTTACCACCAAATTCGGTTATATATCTTTGTACATCTGGTGGCAATTGAATAGTTGGCTGGTCTTTTGTCCCACCTGGGCCTTTACGTCCAAGCTCTACTAACGTTTGTTTTTCTGGTATGGTCATTTTGCCCTGCGTATCATAATACAAATGCACATCGTTTACGTCACCTAAATTAGTGCCATCAATGTCTACTACCTCGCGATTCCGTGACTTGTCTTTAATTTCTTTTAATGTTCCGACGTATTTCATATGATACAGACGAATGTCGTCTGGCACTTCTACGTTAGTATCTCCATATACTACCCGATTCAATCCGTATTGTAATTCAACTGGTTGGTAATTTTTAAGTGACATATATACATATTAATCATATAATATTTGGGCATTTTGAAAAGGGACTAGCGTAAAATACATAGTTTACAAATAGCATAAACATTGCAAGATATTTCTAGACAAATGGTTTACCCCGATAAGTGTATTATCCGAAAAATACACGAATCGGATTATGAAAACTACCTAGTTATGATAAATGAATTCAGAGAAACATATTTTACGAAAGAACAGTTTGTTGATACGTTATGGTATTTGAATCCCTTTTCTGAAATATGGGTGATAGAATATGAAAATGATATAATAGCCACTGGAACCATTCTTTACGAAAAAAAATTTATTCATAATAACAGTATGTTAGGTCATATTGAAGATATTTGCGTAAAACAAACATATCGCAAATTTGGAATAGGAAAGATGATAGTGCAACATTTAATGAAATTGGCAAAAGAAATTGGTTGTTATAAAGTGACATTAGATTGTAGTGAAGCCAATACGCATTTTTATGAACTTTGCGGAATGGCGCGAAATGGTGTACAAATGGTCCAATTGGCTGCAAATATTTGTCCTTAAATATTACAGCAAAATATTATATCTGTTTATATGATATAATATTTGGGATGTTCAGTGGACTGCGTTTAGTTGCAATCGGGCTCTTATACAGTGCGTTTTCAGCATTGACACATTCCGTAACGGGCAGCACTTGCATATGTACGACGGTGCAATGTCCAGTTGTAGGAGTAAATACATTGGTAATGGGTGGTGGGGGTTCCACTGTAAAATACACATATATTGAACACAACGGACACGCAGTAGTATCGTCGGTCAAGGGACTCGTTTCACCTAAATCGTTGGATAAAGGCACTGAACCGACAAAGTGCACACAGGATTATTCTCGTATGTTAGAAGATGATGGTTCAACGGATTGTGACGCGGGGCATATTATGGCAAATCGTCTGGGAGGATATGGCAACGAGCCGATAAACATTTTCCCGCAGAAATTCGCGATTAATCGTGGTGCATATGCACAATTTGAGGGGAAAATATATGAATGCATCAAGAGCGGAGCAAACCAAGCAACGTTAAATTGGCAATTTTCATATGAAAGCACAAACCATACAATGCCCAATAAAGTAGTGTATGGTGCGGATTTTGATAAGGGGGATTGCAAACACATAGAAGATAGTTTTTCTAATTAAACTGGGTTGTTAATTGTGACATTTCAGTTTGCTACCAATCATACGAAAATAATAATCGTTATACATTACATTTTTGTCCAACGCTTTTGCCAAGGTTTTATCGCTCATTTTTAGTTGTTTTAGGCAATCATATTTGCAAACAAATTCTTTTATTAATTGATTGTCGCCCGTATATTGCCCGACGCCATCTTTGTACAATAAGGGGGCGCCATATTTCTGTTCGTATGAGTTTCTCAATTCATCCGTGCATTTCTCGTATAGCGCATAATAATGTCCGTTTGTTAACGATGTGTTTTTAACAGGAGTATCTAACGCAGAATTGGATGCGTAACCATTCTCGATAGCCGCCGTTTTTCTGTCGATATACACATTCAGAATTTCGGTTTTGTCGTTGTTCAGCTTTGCAATATAGCCGAGGTTTTGTGTCTTGGTTACTTTGGTTGGTGGCAAATCGTGGATTAAATTCGGATCCAAACTTCTATCTACAAATGCCCAACGATATTCATTGTAAACGGTATTTTCGGTAACCGCTTTATCAATGCTCGGTCGTTTAACCTTGAAATTGTATTCTTTCAAACATTCTGCCACGGATTCGTACACTTTTACAATAGTCATCGTTTCTGGGTTGATTTTTTGGAGACGTGGCCCGACCGTTGCTAATGGTTCATTGAACCCAGTGGTCGTTTTAATTTGCGCTGAATTCATTTTTGAGACGATGTCTCGGTTCTCCGTTACTAGATTGTCTATTTTACACGATAACTGTTTTACAGTTTGAAGCATCTCGTTAATTAAAACATTGTCGTTATTGGATGTTTTCATTTCCAACATTAATTTTAATTGTTGAATTTCTAGTTCTAACTTATGCGTATCATTGTTGTTAAAATATTTGATATTATTATTGATTATATCTAATAAAGCAGGATAAGACAGGTTCCTTCCTATCAGAAAGAGTTCTAGCTCGGTTTCGTGTCCAGGTAGGTCGGTTACTCTATTTCGTCTAACCGAATCGTGTTCTTTCATAAATGTTTCAAAATCTCTGCTCTTGTTGACCGCAAAACAATCTAATAATAAACACTCTTCGTATTTCGTTTTATGTTCATTGTATCTACCCAATACTCCTTTCCGACTTTCGCCGATTTTTATGATATATTGACCATTTTCAAATGTTTTTACTTTCATTATGTAAAAAAGGGCACCGCTCGTCGCATATTCTTGCATTAATATCTTTTCCCTTTCTAAACACTTCTGTTTCGCTAACTTGGCGTCGTATTCTTGTTTCTTTTTGTCTTCTATTTGAAGGATTTCATTTTTTGCGTTTTCTAATTGAAGTTTTAATTCATTGCTTTCTTCTACTAAAAAATCTTGTAAAACAGTTTCTAATTTAATATAATAATCATGTATTTCATCTGCTTTTTTGGTTCCTGCTTTCAAACAGAACTTTTTGAACGTGTCAACATTTAACATAATTATTTCTTTGTTGTGACCGCCTCTGATGTATTTTTTTGCTTCTCCGAATGGAAGAGAATTTGCCGATTGGTTAACTGGCACGTTAACCAATATTTTATAATCTTTATCGATAATAAATATTTTAGTTAGCAATTCTTTTGCTTTTTGCTTCGTGCTAAATCCTAACCAATTCCACACGTTATCAAAGTCAATTACAAAATCATTCTTGCTATCGTGCTTCAAATAGCAATAAAAACTGGCTAAAAACATTTGTTGTTCATAGTTATTAAAGTGTTGTTGCACCTTCTCCACTAATTTTGACTGATAATTACCATTTAACTTGGTAATTGGATTGCTTTCAATGAGATTTACGATGTCTATGCTCATTCTATACATTACTTATTCGTATTTCTTTATATTGTTTATTGCTTAAACTAATCAATAAACAATAATTGCACATCTGAACGTCGGTAAAATGATGAATTAATAAAAACAAATAAAAAGACGGACATCTATCAATCAATTGCGAAGCATTAATTTATAATTTTTTTATAAATTAATTAAGTTTTACATTAGAATATTTTTATTTTTATGTGCAAATGCACTATTTTCAATTTAATTGGGTTGGTCAGGACATTCTAGTCACTAACTTAATTGCTGTAAGCAACACCAGCCATACCGCTCATCACACGGAGCACGTTGTAGTTAACGGCATACACACGCACCTTGGCGGTGTTGGTGCCAGAAACGGTTCCAGAGGAAAGAACGAGCTGCATCACTGCATTATCAATGCGAGAGAAGTTGCACGACCCGCTGGGTTGGTGTTCCTCGGGGCGCAGAGCAAAGGAGTACACGTTGATACCAGAATCGGGGGCACGGGTGTGGTGCTGGAAGGGCTGAACAGTGTCGAAGTAAGAACCCTCACGCTCGGAGAAGCGGTCCTGGCCGTTGAGCTGCAACTTGGCAGTGACAACGGGGTTCTCACCCCAGCAGTGCATATCGAGGGCAGTCTCAGCAAGCACGAAGGTGCCAGCATCAGTGAGGGAGGCACCAGTGGCAGCGAGGCCAGTGGCTCTGTCACCAACGATAACACCACCAACGTCGAAGAGACCAGAGGCATCAATGACACCAGCGGCACCAGACACAGTGCCATCAGAGCCGAAGGCCATCGTAGCGTTGGGAAGGGCATCAATGGCATCAGTGTAGTTGAAGGGCTGGGCACCAAGGGTCTTGAACAGAGTGGAAGAACCAATGAGGGAAGAGCAGTAGTCAACGTTGGCATCGGGCTGAACAACCCAGATGAGCTCCTTGCAAGGGTGGTTGAAGTTCAACTTGATCTTGTTGGAGGAAGAACCGACAGACTCGTCACCAGTGAACTGAACCTGCTCAATGAGGTACTCGTGGGGGTTCTGGGCCATCTTGCGGCGCTCATCGGTATCGAGGAAGATGTAATCCACGTACAGAGAGGCAGCAACAAGGGACTGCTGGTAAGCGGAGGACACAGACAAGGAGGTAGATCCGCTGGCATTCAAGGTGGACACGGCCCACAAGCACTCACCAATGGGGCGGAAATCAATGTTGATCTTCACCTCGTGGTACTGAAGGGCAATGAGAGGAAGGGCAAGTCCGGGGTTGCGGCAAAACCAGAACTGCAGAGGCACGTAAAGGGTGGTCTCGGGCAGGGCGTTGCGGGGAGCGCACACCTGGTTGGGGGCAGAGGTGGAGGCGCAAGGACCAGACACAGCAGCGAAGGTGGGGTCGGTGATGTAGGTAAGCTGGGTAGTGTTACCAATCATCTTGAAGTAGCCAGACTGCTGCTCCTTGGAGAGGGTCAGCTGGTTCCAGATGTGCATCCAGTCACCATACTGACGGTCAATGCGCTGACCACCAATCTCGACCTCAACCTGGGCAATCAACTGCTCACCAATGAAATCTAACCAACGGGCATAGACGTTATTAATGGGGGAGCTCATAGACTGGTTGATCTCGGGGAGGGTCACCTGGAGGTAGGTGCGGTAGGCAAGATCACCATTGCGGCTGATCGTGCAGGTCACACGGCGTCCAAAATCAGCCTGACCAGAGAAGGTCTGCTCAATGGACTCCATAGCGAAGTTGGTGTGGCGTCTGTACGACACCTTCCAGAAAGTAATCTCGGGGGTTCCGGTAAGGAACACGTCTTGTGCGCCGTAGGCGACTAATTGCATCAAACCACCAGCCATTGTATGGAATTATATACTGTGTAAAGAAAAAAATTTGGAGAATTAACATAAATAGCACAATTAATTATTTAATTCGGCTAAACTGTTTTACATAATTTTTGATTCGTATCTAGGCATTGCAACCAACCCTACTGAATTGTGTTACAATTATCACATTGTAAGTAATAATTGTAATTTGGTGAACTATTCCTAAATAAAGAAGGCTACAAATATATTACGTGAAGCATTAGGTCAAGTAATATAGTTTATCGACGTGTTGAATGACACTACATAAATCAATGCATAACGCAGCACATAATGCATTGCGGTTATAATACGAAACTGTCGGCATTGTAATTGGACAACAAGAAAGTTTCTAAATAATTCTCTTGAAATACTTCTTGTCGGTTCTCGTGTTTCTTTGTAAAAATATACGTATCATTTGATTTTTTCACAGTCCACCCTTGTTCTAGTGCATTTGCTAAAAAGATTAATTTCTGAAAAACTGACTTCTCCACCTTTATGTTATTGGGTGTGTCTGCTACCAAATGGTTCTGTTTGTTATTCATATAGATATAGAATTGCGCATACAACAAATTGCATACAAATACGAGTTTCAACCAAAATACTTGATTTGTCCTAAAATCAACATAAAAGCACTAGAATAAATATTCTATTATCATACAATTTATTGAATGTCCAGTTCTCATAATGTAAAACAACCTGGGCATAAACCATCTCTGAATACGATTGACGAAAAGCACACTGATATGTTGAAGCAGATTAGTACCGTTGATTCCGACATTATCCCCAAACTAAATGCCGAAAAGGACAAATTAAAGAGTTACATTCGCACATTGCATACGAACCAAATCTCGGAATACTTGGACGCCCGAGACAGAATAAATGAAATCCGCACTGAAATCCGTAACCATAAGAAAGAGAGCAAAGATTATATGCTAAACAACGCCAAATATATATTTGACTATTTTGAGCAAAAGCAACAGATATCAAACAAAATGGAAAAGTCCCAGAACATGAGTTCAGTAAACACCTTTTTTAAAATTAAATCCACGAATCCGACATCAGACAATGAAGCTAGCAATAAATACGCCAAATTAAAGAGAAACTGCCAAAAGTATTGGCGAAATGTAACCAACGACCTTACGAATATACAAGACTACAACATTAAAACTGACGTATGCGATGTCTGCAATGTAGGAGAACTCATCCCGCAAGACGAAGAGGGAATCCTTATTTGCAACAATCGGAATTGTGGACGGTTTGTTACCTATATCGTAGATAGTTCAAAGCCAAACAACAAAGAGCCCCCCAATGAGGTCTCTTATACGGCATATATAAGATTGAACCATTTCAAAGAAATCCTATCACAGTTTCAGGCAAAAGAAACGACACAAATCCCAGAGGAAGTATTAGACTCAATTCGGGCACGCATAACGAAAGAGCGTATTACGGATATGTCGTTGATTAACTACGACAAGATGCGCGATATTTTACGAAAACTGGGGTTAAATAAATACTTTGAGCATATTCAGTATATAAATTCTCTTTTTGGAATTAAACCGCCAGTTATGAACGAGGAATTACACGAAACCTTATGTGTTCTCTTCATAGAAATACAAAAGCCTTGGGCGGTTCACTGCCCCGCAAACAGAACCAATTTTTTCAATTACACATATACCCTACATCAATTATGTGTGTTGCTTGACCAGACGCAGTATTTGCCATATATACCCATGATGAAAGACCGCGAGAAACAGCTGGAACAAGATATGATTTGGAAAAAAGTCTGCCAAGACTTGGACTGGGAGTTTTTCCCATCAGTATAGATTTTGATTATCTCCACTAAAATCTATATAAACATTGCGTGACATTTAGTAGTATAACTGCACGCAGATGAGCAGCCCAACATACTCCTACCCAACTGATTTAACTATTTCATATACCAATGACATTGAATATCGGAAAATTATCAGGCAAGTATTTCAAATGAAATCAGATAGTTACCCCGATATTGTTCATTCCGACATTGATGAAGTTAGTCGCGATGAACTAGAATATGACGACATAGCAGCCAGCGCAGCGATGGAGTATGTATTTAATAAGACGAGACGTATACCGCCATTCATTGCAATTTACGAACAAGCCGCGTCATTCATGTTTTCAACTGACATAAATATTGGGATGGCGGTGTTATTTAGTTATGATTATCTGTTGCTCTTTCACAATTGTCTACGAGATTTTTTTACAATGTTGGCGCGAAATGAAGGACCATTTACGATAGAAAATGAAAATTATAAATTGCTTCATATTCATCTTTTTAAGAAAAGGTAAAGATTTTTTTTGTATACAGAATGTATATCCTGTATACAACATGTCGTCAACTCGCAATAAAAATATGCCTGGCGATTATACCCTAGAACAAAATTCCAACAAGGTTGGATGTAAATATTCTACATATGATAATTTCGGAAAACCAGTAGAAACGCATTATGCGGGGGATGGATTACTTCCTGGCAGAATTGCTCCTATGAATCTTGCGTTCAATGCGTGCGACATTGAGTCACAGCTATTTGGCATTGGATCCACCAATTTGGTTAATCCGAAAAGCGCAGTGAATCCCGATTTAAAGCCGATTCAATCGTTGAATGTGATAGATAAATTGCCCGTTTTTATTCCCGAGCCATTGGTGGTCGAAAAGAATCAGCGTCCGTATTTTATGAACTAGGATAGTTCTTTACGGTATGACGATTATATGCATGGCGTTTTGCCTTAAACGACGTATTGTGGACGGGCGGCTTGGCCGAGCGGGCATTTAGTTCTAGCGGAGTGACATTGAGGGTATGTGTGGGTCGGTCGGGTGTGGGCGTTTTAGATGGGTCATTTGGTTTATCGTCAGCGAATATTTGTTGCATTAGTTTTGCAAATTCGTCACTGGCGTTACTTGGAGGGAGATCGTCGGGTAATTTATCACGCGTCTCTAATGTAACTGACATATATTCGGTTAAATGGCTAATTGAGCCATCTGGGTGAATGCGCAATGGCAAACTGACGTTTGCTATCACATATCGGTCTGTCATTTTGATTGTTAAATATAACGAATTGTTGTATTTAACTATTTTTTGGGCGTATTATATTGAATTTGCGATGTCAATCTGCTAGCGCAGATTTAATGTGGGACATTTTAATTATTCAATTGTTTAAATCATACCCCCCAGCGGTATTATGCGGTTACGGTTACCTTGTGCATTGATGACTGGCGTGTACGTTGGTTGTTGGGGTAGGTTATTTGCCAGATTTTCTGCTTCTTCTTCTTCTTCTTCTTCTTGCGTCTGGATGACCGGAGGTTGGGGCAATGCATTCGGCGTTACTGCCCGTTTTGATATTTTCTTAAAAGGGGGCGCCGGGGGCATTTGTGTGCGTTTGTATTGTTTTGTTTTTTCTGCTTTTACGTTTAAACTTGGTTTTGAAACTACATTAACTTTAAACACAGGGTTTTCTTTAAGTCCTGATTTTACATTTACATCCGCTACTGTGTGCGATATATAATCTTGGGTAGAGGTATTCCAAAACAAATATGTGGTTTGTGTCCGCGCAGTTGTTGACAATTCATTTTTGCCTGGGTTGGCGTCTGTTCTATATTGTCCAATGTATTTAATATTAGAATCCTCCAATATACGTTGCATATCTTTTGGCAATTGTTCTATATCAAATACTTTTTGCGGTTTAGTTTCAGTTGGGCTGAACTGTCCAATAATGGGCTCTAAATATTTCTGAATTAATGCAATAAATCCAGGGGAATCGCTAGATTGAACGTCGACATTGCTTGCTAGCGCTGGTTCAGTTGAGGTTACGGGCACTTGTTCAGTTGAAGTTACTGGTTCAGGGGATGCTAGTTTGAGGGCATTTATAATTATACTTGCGAGCGCCGAATGCGCTTGCACTGGCGCTTGTATTGGTGCTTGTATTGGTGCTTGTATTGGTGCTTGTATTGGTGCTTGTATTGGTGCCTGTAATGGTGCTTGTACTGGTGTTATTATTGGCACAGTTGATTGGGGCGCAATTTTGAGAGCGTTTAAAATGACATTTGCGAGTGCGTCAGTTGTCTCCGTTTGAATTGCGGTCGCCTGTCGAGGCGGTATTTCAGCTGCGTTGCGAGAGTCATCAACGGGCGCAGGTTGCGGTTTTGATATAACTTTAAATGGCACCAAACTATTATCTTCTGCATTGAGTGGAGGCGCTATAAGAGGCGCCGATTTTACTGCGGAAAGTGCATTTACAATTGTGTCTGCAATTGTCACATCCGCTTTATTGGCAGTTTCAGCAACTGGCGTCGGTTCAGACGGTTGCGGGTTTGATGTAACTTTAAATGGAGCCAATTTATTATCTTCCACATCTAGTGGAGGCGCTAGCGTTGTTGTCGAGGCTGGTTGAGGCGCGAATTTCACTGCCGTAAATGCGTTTACAATTGAATTGGCAATTGCATCAGCTGTCTCATTGGTAGGTTCAACAATAGGTGCGAGTTGCGGGTTGGCTGTAACTGCAACTGGTGCCTGCGTGTCCGCTTCTACTGTCATTGGTTGTGCGGGTTGCCGTTCGTCTGCAAATGGCGCAGGCACATCAACCTCCGATTTGGCTTCTTCTGCTTGAGTTGGTGGTGCGATTGGCATTTGCGCGGCAGACATAAGTGAGTCTACTAGTACTTTTGCAAGTTTGTTGGCATCAGCGATTGCATTTTTTTGTGCTTGTGCAGCGGCTTGAGCGGTTCTAGTTTCTTCCTGATCCAATTCTTCTATTAGCTTATCACTAGCCGCTAGTATTGCGGCAGCATCTTTGTTGGCCCTAGCCGTTTCTTCGGCCGATGGCACTTTTACGCTAGATGGTTCACTGTTTGCGTCTGAATTTGCAATATCAAGTTGCAGTTCTTGTGCTTCTTGTGCTTCTCGTGCCGCTTGTGCTTCTCGTGCTGCTTGTGCTTCTCGTGCCGCTTGTGCTTCTCGTGCCGCTTGTTCTTCTCGTCCCGCTTGTTCTTCTCGTGCTTCTCGTGCCGCTTGCTCTTTTCGGTCAATACGTTTTTTATTTCGAAAGTCGACGTATTTGTTTTCGAAATTATTATTTTTTAATAACTTGTTAATTTCCGTTTCAGCATCGTTGATCTGCTTCATATATGATTGGACTGGTATGCTATTTATACCAAACATCTCCTTATCAACATTAATTTGAATCAAATGTGCATCAATAAGCTGTCTCAACGCGTCGATACTGTTCTTGTCATCTTTATTAACCAACTTCACCTCCGCTGCTTTACGGGCATTTTTATCGGCCTTCCGTATTTTGGCATTAATGTCAGCGAAATATTTGCCACTTGCTTCTGGCAATGGGTTTGGATTCGGGTTTATATTAGAATCTCGATTTGCCATTGTTAAATATAATAATTGTAACGGATATAACATAAGTAAACAAATTACTTTAACGAAACTAATTTGTTATGAATGAATTGAATTGGTAGACTATATCGGCATTCTATAATGCAAACTCCTATGTTTCTAAATGTTTACGCTGGGCCAAACTGGCATCGCTTGGATTTATTTTTTGTGCGTTTGATTACGTCCGCGTTTAGTTCGCTTATTGCGTGTCTTGGTTTGTTGCTTTCTGGGCATTGCTCGTTTTGTATGACGTTTATTATGAGATGATTTCCTTGATTTCTTTTTGGTTGATTTTCCACCGTGAGGACGTGCATTTATATCCGCCAAATGTTTCGCTTCAATCTTTTTCCGCTGTTTCTGTTCCTCGTTTGCTCGTATATATGATGCGACGGTTTCTGTTTGAGATAAACGATCAAACACATTTGATTTTGATGTAGTAGGGTTGGCGCGTGGGGTTAATACTTGCGTTGTAGCAGGTTTGGCTTTGGGAAGAGGTTGTGTGACTGATTTGGCTGGCGGAAGAGGCGGGTTAACTGATGTTGCTGCCACTACGGGAGGCTGGGGCAGAATTGCATTTTCTTTGGTGGGAAGAATAGCCTCACTCACCTTGTTTGTGAATCTTTCAATATCTTCAAGTTCATCGCTGCCAGGTTTCGCCGCTCTTAATTTGTCACGCTCTTCTCTTACGTCATCAGTTTGTCGACGATTCGGCAATATAGGATATACGTTACTCTCGTCATTACTAAATTGTCGTAGAATATTGTCAATTTCGTTTAATATTTCACTGGACTGCGTGCGTATGTATGTTTTTTGGTCGGGTGAATACATTATGATCCCGTTAATTTCTTTGGTTAGAACCACTAACAAATTGCGTAATTCGATTAATACGGGGTCAATGTCTGAAATTTGATTATTTTTTGTTATATTGTTCAAATTTTTATACGCATCTAATATACTGTTAATATGCGATTTAATGTTTTTGTGGGTTAATGACTGGGCGGTTATAATAGAGTTTAATCCGTTGCTAATTCGTTTTAAATTTTCGGTAATTTGTGCACGCGTTGCAAGTTTTTCTACTGATTCTTCGGGGGCGGCAACACTGGCAGGCGGTTTGACTACATCGTCAACTGACTCCGACTCTGACTCAACATCATCATTTGTCGTGTCAGTTTGTACTGCGGCAGCAGGTGTATTGTCTGCTGTATCGCGCCACGTATCATTAACCTCCTGTTGCTGGGCTTTTGTTTTGGCTAAAAATGCAGACATAATACGATTCGCTTTATCCTCCTTCTCCTTGGCCAGACGTGCGGCTAGCGCAACTCTTTCCTCTTCTACTTTCATCTTTTCTGCTTCGGCTACCATAGCAGCCGTATCAGCGGCAACCTTATCAGCAGCAGCTTTCTCGGCGGCAGCTTTCTCCGCAGCAACCTTGGCATCCGCAGCAGCTTTCTCGGCGGCAGCTTTCTCCGCAGCAACTTTCTCCGCAGCAGCTTTCTCCGCAGCAGCCTTATCTTCTTCTGCTTTCTTTGCTGCTTCTCTCGCCGTATACGCATCAACCTGTCGCTGTATCTCTTCCTTCTTTAGTTGTCGTGCCTTATCATATTCTAATTTCTTCTTTTCTGCTTCCGCTGCAATCGCAGCGGCAACCATAGCAGCATCCTGTTGTTTTGCAGTTTCCGCCGCAGCCTTTTCGCTAGCAACCCGACTAGCCTCCGCGTCAAACCAATCATTGTCAGCCTTAACTTTATCCAGTTCTTTCTGTTTTCGCGTCATCTCTTTGAGGTTCTTTTCTTGTTGACGGGCCGTATTAGATTCTGATCGTTGTTGTTCGATTAACCTCTTATTTTCGGCGTCCGTAGCCAATTGTATTCGTTTTGCTTCTGCTTCCTCATCCAATCTAGACTGTTCGGCAGCGGTTTTCTGATCTAATTCTTTTTGTGCTTCTATGGCTTTCAGTTCGTCCAGTTTCCACGCTTCTTCTTTTTTCGCCGCTTCATCAATTGCAGTTTTAGTTTTAAGTCGCTGGTCTTCTTCATAATCCGCGGTACGTTTATCTGCTTCGGCACGTATTTTTGCTCGTTCCGCGGTTTGCGCGGCGGCTAATTCTACATTTTTATCATTAGTTGGCGGTTTAGGTAAATCTTGGGGCAGGTTCGCTGCAACGTTAGCATATGTTTCTTTCGGCGGAATTGGCGGGTTCGTTATTTGGGCCAACCCAGTATCTTTCTCCTCTGCGGCAACTAGCGCAGGTTCCTCCTGAGCAACCTTGGCAACCTCTTCTACTGCAACTAGCGCAGGTTTCGCCTGGGCGGCGTTAGTAGCCGGTTCCACGTCAACCCTTACATTCTCCGCTTCATCGTCTAGCGCAACTGGTAACGCTTCATCCTCGGCATTAGCAGCAAAATCTATTGTTACCAATGCGCCGCCATCATTCATGTCGCTATCTGGACTTAGCGGCTTTACTGAATCCAATGCAATTAACATAATCGCGTTAATAACAAACGTAGACTTGGCGTAACTGACAATAAATCGTATTGCTTGCATATTGTCACTTGCATTCACATTCTGTGGCATGCGTTCAATGAGCAGACTAATTAAGTCGGCGACTTTGGCCGCTTTGTTAAATTGAAATGCCATAGGGCCTTCCACTGCGCCCTCGTATACATTAACCCAATTCTTGTGCATAGTATATTCAATAACGTTGCCAGACTTGATAGGCACGATATCAACAGATATATATTTGCCTGGCTCATTTTCTACTAACATTTCAATAATTGCAGTATCAACCACGGCTAGACCCTTGTCTGGTTCATGTTCATGGTCCGAAGGTTCGTTCATAATTCTGTTTACTATATTATACGAATACTAAAATAATGGAAAAAAATCGGGTCTGAATCCGAAATGAGAATGCTAAATTGACCCAGGGGCTTATAAAAAATTGCTATTGGTAAAGCAATTTTTTATTTATTTGGGTCGAATGGTTTTACCTGCGTCGGCTAGGTCTAACTCTCTTTCGGTTAGACCAAGTGATGCGGCGCTTACGGTTCTTTTTCGTATTCATTCTGCGACCACCCACACGCGGTTGCATCTCGTTTCTTACAGAATTATCCATGGGTGCAGGCGCAACCTTGTTCTTCCTAGTAAGAAATCCACTAACGTTTTTAAGCGCATTTTTAGCACGTTGTCCATATGTAAGTTTTGGTGTAGGTGCCACGTAGTCATCTGGCAATCTTGCTAGATCTCCTGCCTTCGCATTAATTGTCTGGTTAATGCCATAAGATAACCGATTCAATGCTGCCGTTGGGTTTACTAAATCAATTGCAGGCTCGAATTGAAGAAAGTGCGGACCAGTTGAAACTTCTTTAATTGTAGCGGGCTTATTCGGCTCTATCGTCGCAAATATGACTACGTTAATCGGGGCAGGGGGCTCAGCTGCAACGACGACTGGTGCGGCGTTCACATCAGCCACGGCCGCTTCATAAGAAGGAGGACCGTCGGTTGAAGCAGCGGGATTAGCCGAATAATCCCGATTAATTGTCTGGTTTTCTGTTGAAACGACATTGCTAACGGGTGATGGTAAGTCTGCCTTAAAATATGGATTACCATCAGAATCATAGCCCGACGGTTTTTGTTGATTATCTCCCATATTTATTTATATAAAATGCATAGATAATAATCCATTCTCGCAAATACTAAAAAATTGAACAATTAACATTGCAATCAGCTAAATAACAATTGAACAATAAAATGAATTACCAAGTCGACGCTCCCCAAAGAAATAGAACGGCACTCGTATTTGACGTGGAAACCACTGGATTATTGCCGCAGAAGCCGCGTTATTCAACTGCACCGATTCCTATTTCCGCGTATCCTCATATAATCCAATTAAGTTTTGTATTATATGACATAATCAACAAAAATGTCATACGCTCATATGACTCGTATGTAAAAATAGGCAACGACGTAGTTATCGGAGAATTTGTATCTACACTTACAGGAATAACGAACGAAACGTGTAATAGTAAAGGAAACGATATTGTTGACGTATTGCGTGCATTTAGTCAGGCATACGCACAATGCGACGTCCTCGTGGCACACAATATAGAATTTGACGAAAAACTGATAATGATAGAAACCGAACGTAATCGCCCAAGATTAATGAAAGAAGGACCCGAATGTTTGACCGTGTTCAATAAGATACACGAACAGTTGCGGGGAATTGAACAGTATTGCACAATGCGTAAAGGAATTACATTGTGTAATATAATAGTAGAATCCAAGACGCCAGGTAAGCCGCCAACCACTAAGTGGCCCAAATTGGCCGAATTATATGCCAAATTGTTTAATAATGAAACGGTGGCTGGAATGCACAATTCAATGGTAGATGTCTTGGCGTGTCTGCGTTGTTATATGCAGATGAGACATACACACGACCCTGGACTGTTAACGCAATAAATCACAAAAAAACAACCCAATAAAAATACATTCAAAATAACAAAAAACCACTAAAATAATTAAGCAGAGCACATTTCACAAACCTCGTCTTCGTCAGTCGCTGTCGTCTGTTTTTTTTCGGGCTCAATCGTAAACTGTTGGGCTTGATGTCTCGCGCGTCGTCTCAAATAATACATGCCCGTTTTCAGTCCTTTGCCCCAAGAATGGAAATGCATAGACGTCAAATTATTATAATTCGGGTCTTCCAACCACAAATTCAAACTCTGGCTTTGGCAAATAAATGCTCCACGATCCGCCGCCATATCAATGATGCTGCGCATAGGCAATTCCCAAACGGTCTTGTATTTTTCCCTAATTTCCGCAGGAATGATATCAATATGCTGAACGCTACCGTTATTTGCAATAATCATGTTCTTCATCTTTTCGTTCCAAAGGTCCAATTTGATTAAATCGTTCATCAAATATTTGTTGGTCAAAATGAATTCGCCTGCAATGGTTCGTCTGTTGTAAATGTTACTAGTAATCGGCTCAATGCATTCGTTGTAACCTAGAATCTGCGAGGTGGATGCAGTGGGCATTGGCGCAATCAACAGCGAATTCCGAATACCATACATTTGTACGTCTTCCTTCAACTCATTCCAATCATATCGTTGTTCGGTCTCAGATGGGTTAACGTTCCACATATCAAATTGGAGAATGCCATTGCTCGCTGGCGACCCCTCAAACGTTTCATATGTCCCCTCCGTCTTCGCAATATTACAAGATTCGGTCAATGCCGCGTGATACATAGTCTCAAAAATCCGTTTATTAATTAGCTTGGCTTCGTCGCTAGTGAAATTGGTATTCAATAACATGAATACGTCGGCAAGACCCTGAACCCCGATGCCAATCGGTCTATGACGCTTGTTGCTGCGTCGGGTCTTCTCTGTCGGATAGAAATTCACATCAATAATACGATTCAGGTTATAAGTAACCGTGCGGGTAACAGCGTGCAATTGTTCGTAATCAAATACCTTCTTACCAGAACCATCAGGTGCATCTTTCACGAATGCGGGCAAAGCAATGCTTGCAAGATTGCAAACGGCAGTTTCATCTTCATCCGAATATTCTGTAATTTCGCAACAGAGATTTGAGGACTTGATAGTGCCGAGATTTTTCTGGTTACATTTTTTATTGACCGCGTCTTTGTACAATAAATAGGGCGTACCAGTCTCCATCTGTGCATCCAATACACGGAACCATAGGTCGCGCGCTTTCACCGTTCGTCTACCTCGTCCGCTCTTTTCATAAAATGTATACAATTTCTCAAAATCTTCGCCGTATACATCAGATAGACCCGGGCATTCGTCGGGGCACATAAGTGTCCATTCACTGTTCGCTTTGACACGTTCCATAAATAAATCGGGTGTCCATAATGCATAGAACAAATCTCTGGCTTTTAAATCTTCGTCACCGTGGTTTTTACGCATATCCAAGAACTTCTCAATGTCGGCGTGCCATGGTTCTAGATAGATGGCAAAGCTTCCGTTGCGTTTGCCCCCGCCATTATGTACGAGTCCATTTGTGAGCAGATAATCGTGTTGTTTTGTCATTTGTAGGTCATAAAGAACCCCAGTATAAGTGGTCTTGTTAATCTGCTTAATACGACTCAGCAAGAAATCGCCATGTTTGAAAAATTTAAAAAACTGTGCATCGTCGTCAAACTCCATACCAATCAATTCGCATATTTCACGAGTTCTAGGAATACGGAGGCAATATGAAATTTGTTTATTCTCTATTACGCCGTTGGCAGTGCTGTGTTGTTCACCTACACGGTCTCTGACATATCCGCTCGTAAGAATGCCCATCTTCATACAAATAAAGCGAACTGATTCAATTAAATTAAATGAGATGCTATCAAACACTAGTTCCTTTTGATTACAACCATCCGTATCAATCAATCCCTTCAAAATGTATTTACATTTCTCAATTGGCAGATTTAACCATTTGTGATGAACACGTTTCTGTTTGTTCTCGTCATAACAATCCGCATATCTAAATGGCAATTGTATATTTCGGTTCCAGCGAATTCTGGTCGTATTATCCGTCACATCTACTTTAAATTCCACCAATCGGCTGTTGAAATAATTCTCCATAAAGTCTCGGATATGACGTTTATTTGTGGTGTGCATAGAAACATAACCAGATGATTCAGTTTGATTAGATAAACATCCATCTCCCAAAATTACACCGTACATATAACAGTCGTCGGCAGTAATATTCGTATAATCCAGCTCGTACTTGGGAATCGGATATACTATCATATCATCCTCATCCAATTCTCCTGCGTCGGTCCATTCAAACTGGACAAGATTTTTGTCCAACCGATTCTTAATAACGCTGTAATTAACACCCTTTTGTTGTCCACGTAGAGCATACACTGGATGCTGTTCTGTGATACGTAGTGGATGGATTGAATGCGCCGTATGAATTTCCAAAAAATCGCCATCATATGAGTGTTCCAGCACATTCGCAATGACCTCGGTTTCGCCGTTCATATTAAAAATCGCCGTCTCGCCTGCAATGCAATCTTGAATACGTTTCGGGCCGTGATTGGTGTATATAATGGTATCTGGATGTACACACTGGTCAACGTATTTTGCAGTGTTGTTGAATACACGCAACATTGGCACAATACCATTGGATTCGCCATTCGTACCTCTGATATGACTGCCACCCGCACGCACGTTATGAATATGCAGACCAATGCCGCCCGCCCATTTTGAAATGAGCGCACAATCTTTGAGTGTATTATAGATGCCCTCGATACTATCACTTTCCATTGCGATCAAATAGCAAGAGGACAACTGGGGGTGAGGAGTGCCCGCATTAAAAAGAGTGGGAGTAGCGTGTGTAAAGTACTTTTGCGACATCAATTCATATGTCTCGCAAATTCTATGAAAATTGTCGCCGTGAATACCAATTGCCACACGCATCCACAAATGTTGAATTCGCTCAACAATCTTCTTATCAATTCGCATCAAATAGGCGCGTTCCAGCGTCTTGAACCCAAAATAATCAATCAAAAAATCTCGGCTATAATCAATGATGTTGTCTAATTTATTTGTGGTGAAAAGCGAATCTACTCCATTTGGAGGCTCGTCGTATTGTAGAACGACTTGGTAGAGGTCTTCCGATATAAGCGGGGAATGTTTGCCGTGCGTGTCTTTGTACATATACAGTTGCTTCATTGTGTCCGAAAAAGAGGAGGATGTGTTTTTTTGATGATTAGAAACGACAATACGTCCAGCGAGTACATTATAGTCTGGGTGAATAGACGACATAGATGCACATTGCTCTGCCGAAAGTTCATCAAGTTGAGTTGTTGAAATATTGTTATATAACTGGTCGATTACCTTCATAACAAGTGATGTGTAATTTATTTTAATGTTTGCTTCGGTTCCAATGGTTTTAATTCGGTTTAAAATTTTATCAAATGATACAATTTCTGGTTTACCTGACCGCTTGGTCACATACATTTCGTCATCCATATTTGCAAGAGGTGCTGATTTGTCGACTGTGCTAGACATTTATATTATATACGTATAAATGTCTATATCATTTTCCTCTAACTAAAATCCAGTTTTACTAGACATACCTTTTTATTATCGGGCATATTTTGGATTGTGTGAACGCCAGATATGTCGTTAGTTTGAACAACGATTTTTGGAATTCGTTTTTTTGCAGCACGATGCTCGTATCCATTTTCACGTTCTAATAAGATCGTGTTCCATACATCCTGGATTTGACTCACTGCCGCCGCAAACCATTTTCGGTTTCGTTCAATAAGAACACACGAAAATTCATTAAGATACCAATAAATAGTAGTAAATAATACTAACCCGTCTTCCCTGGCAGACTGTCTGGTAGCATCAGTCCAATCACGTATGCTCGTTTTGTCAATCTGAATATTCAGCGGCATATAACGATAGACTGGGTCAGAAGTTTCAAGATCGCGTTTTATAAAATGAAGTACGACGCCTCTGTATTCAGATGTAGCGTCTGCATAGAAGTCTTCTTCGTCCGAATATTCCTGTATACGGGTTTCAACAAAGTCGCACTTGTCCAAGTTGCATGTTTCCATTTGAATTTGCGTTTGTATCCAATACTCTTCCTTTGGAACGCCAGTGATTTCACGATTGACGATATTTTTGATTTCAAGCATGCGACCATATCTACTAGATATCGGGTCAATATTGATTCCATCAGGCGAAGCCCCAATGCACGAATATGTGGGGTGTTGAATGCACCCAAATTCGCCCACCTTGGTTTGAAACATTGTTTCATACACCATCACAGTAACTGGTTCATATTTAACGCCCCAATGCATTGGCGAATTTACATTGGTTGTTCTAGTTTCGCCTTGTACAGGTTCTGCGGGTTTACATTTTTCATAGATTAAACTGTTTATTTGTGCCTGACTTCCAAATACTTTCCATAGATTGCTGGCGGTAATAAGTCCGTTTCTAAATGCATACCATTCAGGTGTTCGTTGTTCAGGTTGTGGGATGGACTGCAAATGGGCAATTTGTCTAGCCAACAATTCAATTTCATCGGAAGACAATGCATTTATTGTACATAGCGTATAAGGCATTGACCTCTGGGGCAGTCCATTGCATATATTGTATGTTTCCATAACCTCTTCTACCATTTCAAGAATGTCATCATAATCGTCTTCCTCGCATAGACCCGCAGTTTCCCATTCTTGATATAACAGTTCGGCAATCTCCTGGCAAATATCCGAGTAAAACGTCGGCGATGATAGGTTAATAATGCCTTGTTGAAAATACTCATCAATTTGTTGATATACATCCATAATCGTTTCGGCAACATCATCGTCGGTTATATTTTCCAAGGAGAACATATCATATTCTGACAATTCACTACATACATCCGAACTCCTGTCCACGTCACTCGACCCAGACGTTGAAACATAATCAGAGTCGTTATCCATTTTCTATTTGTAATATAATAAAATATACCTTCTATATATTTTACTAGAATAAAGCCTTTGTCCGATTCAATTTTGCGTACGGACTTATTCGGGGGTTTCCTTCGCAGATACTCGTTTCGGTGTGAGAGATTTCAATGTGGAAACGCGCTTTGTATCAATAATGCGAAGGGTAAAGTTATGTGAAGTCTGATTAAAATGGAGAGCAGGTATAGCATCAATTTCTTGCTTGTCTTTGTCATAGGAAACGTCCTTGGTTTTTTGCAATTTGTTTTTTTCCAGACATTCAATAAAAAACGCCTTTAACAACTTAATGTCTTTTGCAGGATACCCGTGTTCTTTGCCATATCGTTCGGCGAACTGGTGCAATTTTTGGATTTTAACCGTTTTATCAATTTTATTCCAATTATCGGATTTATTACGCTGCTTTTCCTTTTCAAGCAATCTGTCAATTTCATTATAATTATTTTCGTCACGACTCATTTGCGGTTCAGTCGAGGCATTAGAGGCATTAGCCGCGTCACTCACCTGCTGTTGTGGTTGTTGATTGTTATTTGAATTGTTGGTAAACATAGTATTAGGTCACTGCTTTATATTATATGTAACATAATGTTTATCTTCTTTTTTAAAGTGTTATATTATCCAATGCGTATTCATTGCCCATTATAAGATGTAGTCTTATACTAACTAGATGGAGAATATAAAAAAAATACAAATGGCCCCAACAGAAGGTGCAAAATGGATGCCTACGCAAGACAATGTAAAGCATATAAATGTAGATCTAACGCCCAAAAAAGAGCGTCGAGATGGGAGATGCGAAGATCCAGACGACGACAACGAACCAGAACCAGAACCAAAGGTTCCCCGAAAACGAGTAGTAACGAATATGAGTGAATGGACATTTACCGAAGCGGAACTCTCGCCAGACAATCAGATGGAATACATCCAACAAATATACAATGATACAATTACCCAACAAAACGAAAAGAAATGTAAATTGGTACTGCAACAATTGAAGGCGAAGTTATATGGTTACCGCAACCAAGACACAATAAAAAAAATCTATTCTGAAGAACAATTTATAACAATGAAGAGAACCTTGCAACTATTAATTGAATGCAATTGTAGTTGTTTTTACTGTAATACAAATACAAAGGTTCTCTATGAGTATGTTAGAGAGCCAACGCAATGGTCGCTAGAACGAATTGACAATTCCATCGGACACAACAATGACAATGTGGCAATTGCCTGTTTAAACTGCAATTTGCGTAGGAGAACAATGAACCAAGAACGCTATGTTTTTACAAAACAATTGGTCTTACTGAAAAAGGAATAAATAATAAACGTATATAAACCTTGTGTAATATGTAAATGTAATAGAATAGAATAGAATATGGAACTATTGTCGCATCATGCAGGAGTTTATGATAAATTAAATAGTTTTTACACATCGGGCAAAATACCACATATTATCCTGCACGGACATCACGGGACGGGTAAAAAGACAATATTAAATTGGTTTATTAGCAAAGTATACGAGGAGAATAAGACAATTATCAAGAACAACGTTATGTATGTGAATTGTGCGCACGGTAAGGGTATCCGATTTATACGTGAAGATTTGAAATTCTTCGCAAAGACCAATATCCAGTCCAATAACGGCTCAAACTTCAAATCCATTATATTATTGAACGCGGATTTCTTAACGATAGATGCACAGTCCGCACTAAGAAGATGCATAGAATTGTTTAGTCATAATACACGTTTTTTTATAGTAGTAGAGAACAAGGACAAATTATTAAAGCCCATTTTATCCAGGTTTTGCGAGATTTATGTCGCCGAATGTATGAATGAAAATACCGTTGTAAATTTGAACAGGCGGTTGATTGCGGGCATAGAAAATGCATTAGATGCCGAACAAGTGGAACGAATAACCGAATGTTTATCTAGATTAGAAGAAGAAGAATCAGTAACGCATGCCGATATAGTCAATGCATCGGGCGAATTGTATGAAAATGGTTATTCAGGGCTGGACTTGATTAAATACATAAGCCAGACGAAACGGTTTGACGATAAGAAAACGTCGGCAATTGGAGTGTGTTTTAATATAATCAAATCCGAATATAGATGTGAGAACCTATTATTATTGTATATGTTGGACTATATATATTTACGTTCAAAAACAGATATAAAAAGTGTCTTGACATTATAATATAATTAATATGGACGATTTTGTTTTGTCAAATTTGCAGGAATCAAGGAATGAGTGGTGTAGTAGATTGGTCAGCATTTTTACACCACTGATATTGGGCGGCATTCGTTCCATCTTTAATGAATCGTGGAAGTTGTGTTTGGACAATGACGAAGCGAACAAGTATTTGATGACCTTTCAAAATTTATTGTCACGCATCCCGAAATGGAATAATGAAATCATTGAGGAAGAACGCAAACGCATTATTGAACGAAGCGGATGTAATTATTTAGAAGATTTGATTACGTGTGTGCATATTATTCAATTGAAGGTCTTGACGTGTATTCGGGTCGGCAACAAACAAAAGAAGATTGATATTTCCATTCCAAAACTAGACAGTTTTATCCACAAGGTATACATTCACGTTGCTCGCAAGACATATTCAAATGTCTATTTGTTTGATAAAAACGTGACTCCACTGCAATATCAGAAGAATACGCGCGAGATTGAGAACATTATACAAGAATGCATCTTAATCGCGATACGTGAAAGTATTCCGACTGAGGCGATTATCCGAGCGTACATGGATGAAAGCGTGGAACAAGAGGAAGAGGTGATTATTGAAAAGATTGAAGACGAGGAACCTGAACCAGTCGCCGACAAACCAAATCAGACCAAGCCCGCTGACAGTGCCATTGCAAACGAAGAAGATATCCCCGCCGTCGTTCCCGCAATTCAGAATATTAATAATGAAGCGGTTGTAACGAAACTATCATTTAACAACTTGGACGATGTATTAGACGATAGAAATAATGTAACGAAAATAGACGCACCGAAGACGATTGAGCGATTGGAGGAGATTAGTACGTCACGCGCAATTCAGCGCAAGTTAGACGAATACGAGTCGTCTGATGAAGAAGACCGCATACAAATACACACCGATCCTATTTCACTCAGCGGCATATCTGTATTAGACAATGAGCCAGCAATTAAACCAGTTGCCGACGCATTTGTACTTAACGACGTGGAAGAATTGTTTTAGAAACGTACATATTTAGGAATGTGCGTAAAAATAAGTAATATATAATCATCGGTGAATTTATATATTTCATAGTAATGGAAAAGTTGTTTATATTGGCGACCCTAATCACCTTTCTGTTTTGTTCAGTCAAAATCATTGAGATGAAATACATTTCAAAGGAATGGAAACCATTAAAGACGATTATCCGCGATGCAGTGGTTGTTTTTATTTCAGGCGTAGCAGGAATTTTTGCATTTAATATGTCAAACGGGTCAATGACTGATTTCTTTAATATTGTTACAGACAACGCGGTGCTCAATCCATCGGCGACCGAGGTCTTTACTGGCGAGCCGGGGTTCTAGGCGTACATTATGATAAAAAATTATATATATATATATAGTATAATGTCAGACTATCCTAGAAGTGCAGGGGATACGCTTACAGACGAACAAAGGCAGTATTATCGGAGCAACTCGTCGGATGCGATACAGCTTCGTGAAGATTTGTGCAAGGCATTGGGTATATGTTTGACCGCGGCTGGTGCTGCTGCTGTTGCTGCTATTATTGCTAATTATTCAAGTAAAGGCGGAACAAGAAAAAGAAACAGACGCGGAAGCAGACGTAGCAGCAGAAACAAGAAAAGTATCAGCAGAAGCGGAAGCAAAAGAAGCAGAAAATAAAAAAAGGACGCCCCAATCGCCCAATTTTATTTTAGTTTGTTTTTGTTAAAATGTCATTCTCCGTGATGAATGACACTTTATTTTGTGAATTCAGGAATTCCGATAACCACCTCAATGTTACTCGGCAGCGTATGCATGTCAATATACCTGGCAACATCTGGTGCAAGATACAGCGTTAATTGCATTCCTGAATTGTTCGCTAGACACTTGCTCGTCCATTTTTCTAATTTCAATACGTCATTTAGCCCAACAATCCGTCCATTTACACCCAGATGTTGTGTGGGTCGTTTCCCAGGTTTACCATTGGTATGTTTTATTCTCCATTCGCATGATAACGCATTTCGGTGGTCAGGAAATCCAGTCAATAAAGCATATATTTCCCATCCTCCCCCACGCCCGTGCGTATAAACTGCACCCCCCGAAATCTCTTCGTTGTGTTGTCTGAGACGACGATATGGGTTATTCGTAGAGCCGTTGTATGTTAAATGACTATATTGAGGCTGTTTATTCCGTAGAATATAACAATACCACTGTTCTGGCGGAGTTGTTGCCTCCACGTTCTCAATCATCTACTATTTAATATAGATAGTAGATAATTAATCCTTCTAAACACAGCAAGTCCAATTAAACACAGCAGGGCATATTAAACACAACAAGGCAATTGGTCAATATCCATACATTTGACTGCCGCCTTCTTATCCGAAGACTTAAACTGTTTAAAATAGGAGTATTTTAGCTGTGCCTGCGGAGTGTGTTCGTGCACGGTTCTCGCCGCCATCTTATATAATTTGAAATTAGGATAACGTTCATCGCCGTTTCTCTTATATAATACATTTTTACCCCTATCATCTAAACACCACCTATGTATTGTTTTTTGAAGTTCATCATAATTGGAATAATCTTCATCGTCGGGAATAATAAAATCATAGATGGAACAACCCAACCGACATAAATCAAAGCTATAATTTGGTTCAATTATTGGTTTGGTATTGTCAAAAAACGGTTCGCAGTTATATTGGGTTGCGGCATCTCCACCAGGTGCAAAACTATCACTGCATATGGTATTTCCGCCGAATTTATAAATGCTGCGACCAAAGTCTATTAATTTAAATATTCTGCCATAAGTTGGCACCTTGTATGTGATGTTCTCGTACTTGTAATATAAATACGGTTCGTCCGTTTCAATGTACATAATATTGTTTGTATGCAAATCGTTATGCGTGAAATGAAACATCTTTTGGTAAGCAATCAATGTCATTATAACTTGAAACAATGCAGCGGCAGCTTTGTTCTCGTCAAGTTTGCGTTTTATAAGCAATTCGTCAATTGTTCCAATGCACTTCTCTAAACAGATTAGTTGTACAGGGAAGTTGTTGATGTAACCGTGCTGCACCTCGTCTGAATCAGTACTGTCATCATCATCGCTATCACCGCCATCGCTGTCATCTTCTTCGGTTTCCCATGCGCCACTATCATCGTCGCCACAATCGCTGTCGCTGTCAGAACTATCATTGTAATCGCTGTTGTCTGAACTAGAAGAACTATTGCTGGACGATTTATTAGAAGTTTCCGTTTTGCCGTGGTTCTCATATACAGTTTCACTTTCAATCAATTCGCTAGTGGGTTCATCTGCCGTTATAATATCCGTCAATGAAATGGCGCTAATATTATGAGTATTCGCGCTGGATATTCGCAACTTGACCCGATTTGACCGCGAACTGTCTGCATAATACGATGTAGCATCGTGATTGCATATGTTAAATAGCTTGTTTACGTGTTCATTAAAGAATGGTGAAGTATTCAGATATTCAATGTCGTCCGCTACATTCATTTTAAATTTATCCTGGACTCCGAGGAAACTACCATAAAAGTCTATGCCATTCACAAACCCATATTCATGCAACGTTCTGCTCGTAAGGTAAGAGAAAAAACAATCAGCGTATGCTACGTTATTATGATTATCTAGTTTTGGAAACCCAGTAACATTAAATTGCGGTAATTGGCGAACAATGTCTCCTTCGGTTGCATATTTTCCAACCATATATCGTATGGGGTCAAGCAGTGGCGAATATTTAATAAATACGTTTTTTTGCTGCATAGTGTCATCAGTCAGGTCCTTGACAGTAACGGTGTTTATAAAATGATATCTATGGTTTAATTGAATAGAATTATAATTTGTTTCGGTGACTGGCAGAAACCGTGCATACATTGGATTATAAGATTGGAAACCTTTAATGCGGAAGGGATTATAATCGTATGTAATGTCATCAGGACTGCTATGATAAGATTTTTCTAAACTATCCATATCTAAGGTATTGTGATTACATAACTGAATGGAAAATATGGGCAAAACTGACATTTATAAGTAAATGGTATAAGTGTTTAATATATTTAAAAACATATATCTAAACTCATTGCAAATAGTGCGGTCTAGCTGCGTTTAGGCATAAGCAAGAATTTATCAATAGTATCTATACACCGAATGACACTAGAATTAAAAAGGTTTAATATGCGTGATATTACATTTAAGCCCGACGAGAACAAGGGTCCAGTGATTGTTATGATTGGGCGCCGTGATACAGGCAAGTCATTTTTGGTAAGAGATTTATTATTTTATCATCAAGATATACCGATAGGAACCGTCATATCAGGAACAGAAGCAGGTAACGGTTTCTATGCAGCTCACGTACCCAAGTTGTTTATTCACGAAGAATATAATACAGTGTTAATTGAGAACGTGCTGCGACGTCAAAAAACGGTTCTAAAACAGGTTAATAAGGAGATTGAACAGTATCGCAAGTCAACGATTGACCCACGTGCGTTTGTTATATTAGACGATTGTTTATATGACCAATCTTGGACTCGTGATAAAATGATGCGTTTGCTATTTATGAACGGTCGTCACTGGAAGATTATGTTGATTATTACAATGCAATATCCATTGGGTATCCCTCCCAATCTGAGAACAAATATTGATTATGTATTTATATTAAGAGAACCGTATCTTACAAACAGAAAGCGTATTTGGGAGAACTACGCGAGTATGTTTCCGACATTGGAAGCGTTTTGTGGTGTGATGGACCAGACGACGGAGAACTATGAATGTTTGGTCATTAATAACAATGCCAAATCCAACAAATTAAATGACCAGATTTTTTGGTATAAAGCAGAGAAACACCCCGATTTTAGACTGGGGTCAAAGGAATTTTGGGATATATCAAAGGGTATGGGCTCGGATGATGAGGACGAGGCGTATGACCCAAGCAAGGGTAAGAAACGAAGCGGTCCAGCAATTAACGTAAAAAAGAATAAATGGTAAGCATAATAACAAACGAATTTATTTATGGGTCATACATATCCTCGTTTTCTTCATCTAAATCCGAATCAAAATCAACGGTTTCATTGTCTATTATTGGCAGTGCGAACTGTGCATGTCTTAGCGCAACGTCGTCTAAGTCCGAATCATAATTATTAAAGGTTTCATTGTCTATTATCGGCATAGCGAACTGCTCGTGCCTTGTTCTCACGTCGCTATACACACTTCTAGCAAGCATATTAAACTCGTCGTCGCTGTTTTGTTCGGCATCGTCATTTTCGTCTGCGTGTTGTTCAATGTCTGACTCTGTCAGTTCGGCAGCGTTTTCTTCTGCTACTACTGTATCGTCTTCGTCATCAAATTCTGCTTCGGACTCGTCTTCAAATCCATCTTCGTTGATAAAATGTATATGTGAATTTTGTGTTTGGTAATCGTCACCTTCTGATCGGAGTGTGGTGTGCGAACTTAGGAAAGTCGAAGCATCATCACGAGAACGTTTAAATGTAACATGATCAATATTAAACGTAGCCTCCCCGACGACCCGCCTATTCTTTATTTTATATAATCGTCGTCCGAATTGGGGATTGTGCATATGAAATATGTGCAGCTTGTGAATCAGTAAGCATTTTGAACGATGTCTAACACTGCTGTCAATTGAATAGTTCATTTCTAAGTATAAACGTAAATAGGGTTTGAATATGCGGACCAACTCATCGTCTGGAAAATCGGCGTCAATCTTAATCTGCGTATTAAACGACAGCGCATTCTGTATATAATCAACCAGCGTTTCTTGGTCTTCGTTCTCAATGAACCTGTGAATGTATTTTTCACGTATCAACACTTGATTGTCTCGTTTGAATTTGGTTAGATTGAAGTTGCAGAGAAAGAACTGATACAATATGTCGGGCGTTCGCATTAGTCGATCTTTAATTTGGAAATAAATGTTATACAGGTCCGATTTTGAAAACGGCATTTTGTTGTAGGGATTTTTCACGGGTATCGGCTCGGAGATAAAGTAGGGCGAGTTGCACAAGGATGTTTCTATAATTTTATTCAAATCCGTTATGGTAAACAAATAACGGCAATTGTGTTGTAGCAGGACAATGACATTTCGTTCGGTAATCTGTATTTCATTTAAATATAAATCGGTGTTCATTATTATGGGAGAACGCTTTGCCTTAAATATCTGTGCAAATTTACGCAATGCATTGTAATGCCGTTGGCTGCGAATATGTAAATCCGTAATGTATTTTTTTACTTCGTCAGATATGAAAGACAAGCCACTTACCATGCTAAAATGTTCAAACTTAGTTAATATTCCGGTAGGGGATGCATTGTTTCTATTCTTTATGTGAAATATCATATGCTGAACTAGATTACTACTAGAATGGGTACCGAATTGCTTAATCGCATTGTCAATGTCCATTTTCATATAAGCTGCACGATTGTTCATGCTTAGATTTGTCAGGTCAAAGTGATATTGTTCATCGCTTAGCGAATGAAGTTTGTGGACGATGTATGAAAAGGTATTCATTTTTAAATGATTGATGATACAAATAATGGATATAAACCGAAATCAATTTTCTAAAAATTTTGTAAAAATAAAACGTATTATTACAAAATTTAATGGGTGTCGCAATCAATTTCCTCCAATGCCTTGTTGCAGCAAATGGCAATATCGCTCATTATAATACATATTTTGGACATTGTCATACAGCAACACTCAATGCCGTTTAGTGAGATGCACCAAGAATATGCACAGCATTTAGCAGCAATGTGGACCTGTTCTTTCTTTGTTACGCAACACGTTTTTACGGGAACTTCCTCGCGGACCATGGGTTCAACTTCCTCAGGTTTTGTGGGGTCTTTTGATTCTGGTTTGGATGGGTCGCTTAGCGATAGCTTTGGGGGGTCTTTGATTTCTTCTTTGGTAGACATGTATATACTGCCTAAATATATTATTTGAGAATCCGTAAATTAAATTGAATACGATTTCGCGTTAGGTGCAAATGCGTATGGACCATAAAACTTACGTATTTGCTGTGATAATATTATTAATCGGCCTTCTTCTTTGCGTCAGCCAAAACTTCGTCTCGCAACTTTGCCGACTCAACCGCATCGACTGCATCTCTGCTATCAAAATCAGCGGTTTCCTTTACACCGACCAAATTGCCTTCGGCATCCATCGTTTGCGTGAGGACATTTCCACTTTTGTTTGCCTTTTCAATGTTCTCCATAATCGCCTTCTTCTTTGTTTCGCGGACGCGTTCCTCAAACTCCTTCTTTGCCATCTCCTCGTTCTTCAATTTCTCCTTATGCAGTGCATTCAGCTCCTCCTCCAAATGCTCAACGCGGCCAGTCTTGTATGCATCGGGGTCCCAAGGCACCCACACACCGACGGGTCCGACATAAATATCGTGGTTCGGGTCGTGCTCGCGCATCTTCTTGCATCTCTCCTCTGCCTCATCTTGTGTAGAATAAACGCCGCGGATTTTAAGACCACGTACGGACGTTTGGAACGCGTGTTCGCGGTTAAATGTTTCATTTAGCTTATCTTCTTGCTTGTCTAAGAAATTCTTGTAATCATCCTCAATGCCGCTCTTCTTCAATTTATCAGTCTCTTCCTTGACAAACTCATTAAAGTCGGTAATCAATGTCTCCACCTTTAAATTGTACTTGTATGCAATGAAATGAATAAACTCAAAGTATCGTTCCATAGATTTAGAGAATTCCCAGTTCTTAATAAACTGATTGAACAAGTAAACCTCGCGCTTCTTTAAAATCTTGTCGGGGGATACGAAAGACATACAGGCGAACTTTTGTCCAGCGAGCGGTGGGTCCTCATCGCATAGGTCCACGTACTTCGTGTTTTTCGTTCCGTCGGTATTTAGCTTCTTTTCAAAACTAGACATTTAGGCAGTATAATTGTTATATAGATCTTTATTTAAGTGTTTTACACAAAATATAATTTACGGGAATAGCACTATTGCATAATTATTTAGCATATAATTAATTGTTGCGTCTCCTTTTTTTTTGTTATAATATAATATAACAATCACAATGCTTGATTTGAACGATTTAGTGAAACGTGCGATTAAATACCTGATCGAAGGTTTAGTCGTGGCTCTTGCTGCCTTTGCCATCCCCAAGAAGCAACTTAACGTGGAGGAGATAGTCATTATCGCCCTCACTGCTGCTGCCACTTTCAGCATCTTGGATGTGTTCATTCCTTCTATGGGAGTGAATGCCCGCGGCGGCGCTGGATTCGGTATCGGTGCCAACCTGGTGGGTGGATTGAAGATGGTGGCTTAATCCTAGCATTGTAGCTCCATATTTATTTGATTATAATTGTAGTAATTGTAATCAAAACAGTTTGTTAATAATAGCAACTATGAATATTTACGCATCATAGTATGGGTTGTCGTGAATTTTCATCCCACAATACTCCTGTGGCTTCTTCTTATAGTCAATCGGTTGGTGTAGTCCTGCCTCTTTGGCGTTATCCAATAAAAACTTGAAATTCGCCCAAAACTCACTCTTGTGTCCAATTGACTCGGTCATTATATGTGACAATTCGTGAATGGCGACGAACGTGAGTGTATTTTCGTCGATCAGATTGTTGTTATCTGTTTTCTGTTGGTTTAAACAAAACGCCACCTTTTCTCCCTTGTTCTCACTATATGCAGTATAACTACTCGTCGGCAATGTCTCCATTACCTTGTCTGGATTAAATCCCGAGACCAATCGTTTCACATCGTCTCTGTCTTTGTGATGTTCTTTCATATATGCTACGAGCGATTTGCATTTGCCCGTTACAGTTGCCAATAAATCGGCTGCTTCGGTTACGCGTTTGCGGTCACGCACGCAATATTTATTGCCATCAACAGAGGATACGATACATTTCAACTGAAAACTTTCTGTATTATCATAGTACGTATATCCACATATGGCGAGAACCAATATGATTATAACATATCCTAAAACATCTCCTTTTTCCATCTGTTGTCTTCTTATATAATATTCGCGATTTATTTATTACGAATATTATAAACGTCACATTGTGGCTACACGTGTAAACAATGTAATCAATACTTAACGGCCCAATTCAAGGGGGACGCGAGCCAAGTCGGCCTCAATGGTGCTCTGGTTCCACGGTCCAACGTCCGCCTTTGCGATCACAGGGTCAGAACGCAGCTGGAGATTGGCATTGCGCAGAGACTGTCCAATGGTATCCAAACCAATGTGGTAACCCGCTTGAAGCAGGTCAGGCATCATCACATCACCCCCCTTCATCGTGGAGGGGTTGAGTTCAGCCCACTGGCTGTTTCCGTCGGCAGGTAGCAACTCGCTAGGGTTAGCAACGGGTTGAAGAGCATAACCAGCAGCCGCCTGTGCAGGGGCAGCGGGGGCAGGGGCCGCAGCAGCGTGTTCGGGGGCAGCAGTGCCCTCCTCGGCAGGCTTGCCGCCTTCCATATTATCCATAAAACTGACCTTTCCACCAGAATAGCTTAATAGACCCCACACCAACACAATAAATATTATAACCACGAGAACAAACTCCTTGGTGAAGAACTTCGCAAGACCACTTTGAATTTCCTTAAACATTTTCGTTTATATAAACGGTTGACAAAATTTTTTACATCAAAATTCATTAAATGTACTAAATATATCTATGCCGATTTACTTGATTCAGTTGTATTATTCATTTTTAACGTCATTCTCTAAATCACTTTCATCACTTTCACCACTTTCGTCGTCGCTATCATCAATGTCATCTAACATATATTTATTTTTGATGTTTTTTGCTTCTAAATAAGAAGCTAGTGCCAGTTCTCGTGCATACTTCGCCTTTCGTCTGGCTTCTCTGTACATTTCATAATATACATCATTTCGGTTCTTTAAAGTAATCTGGTCGTTTTCTGGCAATTCATCTAAATCAAATACAATTTCTTGCATTTCGTCTGACCCGATGTTCTCCATTTTGTCCTCTTTCTTGGTAGGTTCTGGCGCATTGACGATGGGCTCGGACTGGAACGCCGATGTAACCGTTGTTGCATTTTCGTCAGTTTTTACAAATATTCCTAAATCTGGGCCTGGTGCGGCAAATTCTTGCTCATCCAAGGGCGTCGCCATCGGTTTTTCTTCAACAATATCCGTGCGGTTGTTCGTTACGATTGCGGGTTCTTGGGGGTCGACGAGTTTGACTAGACCACTGCCGACATTTGCCGATTGCTTAAATAGGCACTTGTCAAATAAATTCGCGGGTTTTAGAACCATTGCTTGTTTTATTTCCATATCAATTTGGAAACTGCGAGCCGAGCATCGTATGCCTTGCACCTCAATAATTGTCATTAACTGTGCAGTGCTGGTTATGGCGCTGTATTCTACCTCCTCGCTATCTTCATTGTATATTTTTAGTTTGGGCTTATCTAATATCGTCTGAATATTTGCGCGGATTGTATAATATTTGCCTGATTTATATAATTTAATTGGCGATGTGAAGTAGTTCTCAATGTCGTGCAATTCCATTTCATTGTCAAACCACTTTGCTCTGTTTTCATAGATATATTTGTGACAATGTATTTCTAGGTTCTCCATCCATCGAATAAAATGTTCATTTTCATTAGTAAACATCAGATCGCAATAATGTTTCTTGCCCACCTTGACAATGCCCTGTTTGCTAATGCAGGCGGGTGGCTGAACATATAAATGACTTCCGTTTTTCACCAAGAATTTGATGAAATGATTACCACCGAGAACCGGGATAGGTTTCGTCAATTCCATTTTGCTAAAATCAAATGCGTCAAAATCGTCATTCGTACTGTATATGTTCTCCATTATAATATAATAAGTAGGTCTCTTTATTATTATTTATCGGCAAAACATTCGTTTAGTGGGATACGTTTGTTTCTTCTTGTTTAGTAATTACGAGACAAGAATGTTTGCAAAGCGCAAAATGGATGGTTATGCTGGGTTTTTGCAAAATGAGAATATAAAGAATAATATCAACGAAATACTGAAATTGATCAGTGAGACGATTTACAATGAAATAAATGTGTATATTTGGATTATTTGTTTTTATAACATCTTTTTGGCACTAATTATTTTAGCGAATTTGTATTTGATGTTGAGACTATTCAACAAACTGTCCAATGTTACGTATTTAGAAAAATAATATGTCCAAATATAATATATAATGGCGCCTAAAATGCACGCTGGCAAAAAACAATCAAGACGTATGAGAGGTGGAATGACCACTGGTGAGTGGGGGATTAAGGTGTTTGGAGGTTCCGATTCGCAGCAGGCAGTTGGTGCAGGTTCCAATGTTATTCGTATGCACGACCCGAATAGCGTTGCTCCTCCTCAAATGAAGGGCGGCCGTAAACTGAAAGGCGGCGATTTGGGGGATTACATCTCAAATCCTTTTGCTTCTGCTCCTGCTGCTCCTGCCGAGGAGAAAGGCATATTAGATAAATTGTCTGGATTAAACCCTTTTGCTGACAATAATGCGGCTGAGTCTCCTCCTGTTGCGGAGGAGAGTCCTCCTGCTGTTGTTGCCGGAGGCAAGGGCAAGAGAAAGAGCGCAACCAAGCGTAGAAAGTCCCACAAGAAGAAGGGAAAGTCTTCCAAGAAGCGCGCTCACAAGCGTCATTAAATAAAATCTCTATATAATATATAATACAATATGTCAGATTGGACAAAGCACGTAACCCAGCACTACAAGAGCGAACACGCAAAAAACCCGAAGTATATGTTTAAGCACGCATTAAAGGATGCTGCCAAGACATATAAGAAGGGGGCCAAGGTAGAACCAGAAGCAGAGGCAAAGCCGCAAAAGAAGAACAAGCGGGCAAGAACTATGAAGAAGAAGCCTAGAAAGTAAAGAAACAGTTTAGAGATATATTTTCATATTATACATAATAAAACTTATGAATAATATTGCGTCAGAAGAGAACACGACAATAACGCAACATCAAAATGTAACAAAAGCACAACTAATTAACGATGTACAACGCTGGGTTCTCGCAGATACTCAATTAAAACAACTAAATGAAAAAATAAAACAGATGAGAGAAGTAAAGACAGCGGCAAATGCAAATATCATGTTGTATATGAAACAAACAAATTATAATGGCAACATAAAAATAAGTGATGGAGAACTTCGTATATACGAAAAGAAGGAATATTCGCCGCTAACATACAGTTATATTGAAAAATGTTTAGCAGAAATAATACCAGACGAAACCCACGTGGAATACATCATAAAATATTTGAAAGAGAACCGAGAAGTAACCACCAATCAAGACATAAAACGTATTCCTAAGAAATTATAAATGTACGCATATAATAGAGAACATGAAATTAGAAGAATCACACTTGCAAAATATACAATATGGTGGCGATGGATTGGTCGCAGGTTATCCAGTAACGAACTTTATGACGAGTAATGGTGGAATGATACAGTCTGGTGGCGCATCCAGATTGCACGGATTGGTCGTTCCGCTAGGTTTAGTATTGGATAATCTATCAATAAATAACTGTGCGCCCCATAAATATAAAGAACACAATGAGAACAATGGTGTAATAACAGATGAAGCCTTTTCAAATTTAATAGATGCAGTTACGTACTCACGAAAGACAAACGCCGTAACAAAGAAACGATTGCGCTTCAAGCCGCAAAATAAGGTGACTCGCAGTCATTCGTAACAAATAAATAAATTACGTGTTGATATTATAATAATGGAAATAATATCAAAACTATTAAGTCATTCAATCGCGGATATTGCCCAAATGATATATGATAATCGAATGCTGATTTCGCTTATTACGATGCATTGGATAATGTTTGTATCCCCGATTTTAATTACACTACTGTCGTCTGACTTATCAATATTAGTAATGGTGAGCCTATTCTTGTACTCTATTTTAACAATAAATATCGTTTTTCACGATTGTCCACTCTCAATAATAGAAAACAGGTGTTTAGGCGGAACTATGATAGATACAGTGAGTGGGCATATACATACAGATTATTCAAATGAACAGCGCGGAACTATTACCGTGCAGTGGTTATTTATGGCGATAGCAACTACAAACGCAAAGATATTTTTACTATTGCTGAAACATTGTTTCTTTACGTATTTGTCAGAATAAAATAGAACAATATTATAGAAATGACAGACCAATTAAAATATTCACTTATATATTCTCACCAAGATGGTCTATACAATAATATCATAAAACTGACAAATGTAAATTACCGATTGTTTATAACCATATTATTAGGCGGCATAATTATAAATTACATTACTGGCGACAATATGGCGCGTACAACGTTTACCTTCTTTGCGATATCTGTATGGACATATGCAGTGCATTGGTTTATGCATAAGTATGAAAATACCATATTAGGGAAAATACACGCAATACATCACAATCCAGCGTATAAAGAATATATAAGCACCGAAATATTTGAAATAGCAGTGAATTTTCTCATTATTGGTGGTCTATTATGGATTCCCATCATAATGATTTTGGAGAACTACTTTGAAACTAAATTGGCAAATTATTATACAATTTTGGTTTGGGCAATAATATTTACAACGTATCATTTAATCAACTATCATATACTTAGTCACGAGGTGCACGCACAACATCACAATGAGAAAGGTGTAAATAATTACGGTCCAGAATGGTTTGACATATTATGCAATACAAAAGCGGAAAATAGTGAAATTGAAGATATGAATAGCGTAATAATAAATATAATAGTGATCACGTCATTAGTATTAAGTTTGAAAGACACGTCATTTGACGTTATAAAAATATTTGAGGGTTTAATATACCAGCAATAAGGCGTTTGATATCAATTAACATGTTTTGTTATCAAACTAAAATACATACAAGCCGATTAATATCGGGACCATTTGTTTGTATTATAGGAACTCACGTTCAATAATTTGTCTGCGTTTTCTTTCCAGTTCTTGACTTTTTCGTCTAACTTTTTATCTTCGGTGCTTTTTGGGAAGACCTGATTTTGCTTGGCATCTAATCGGTTAAGGTCGGCATCAGTTGGTTTGGGTTTCTTGCCATAGCAGTTTACGCCAAACTTGATGTATGGATTTGCGATATATCCCCCATTCACACCTGGTCTACCGCAATTATTCTTTGTTTTTGGGTCTTTCTGTAATTTGGACCAAGTTGCGTTTTGTGTGGGGAAGAACGCCATTTGGTCTTCTGACCAACCGTATGCGCACCATTCTGCGCCCGCATTGTAAGCTGCCTCGATTTGGTCGTAGGTTGCTAATTTCGCATCAAATGCGCTGCATACCGCTTGTGCGTCGTCATATGTATATAAATTATTCGATATGTTAAATACCTCTCTTTTATCTTCCTCTGGAATAGGCGCTGCGGCAGAAGTCTCGTGTTTTGCAAACAGATTTAATTTATCGAGCAAATCGTCTAATGAGATACCAAGCGCGTGCTTAAAAAATGCAACAATGCCGACTAGCAATAGTCCGATCCACGCAGTGTTCTCGACGAAAGAAATAAAAAACGGTTTTGTGTCCGCTGACATTGGAATTCTAAATAGGTATACCACTACATAAAACACAACAATAAATGCGGCAGTTGTTAATAACGAGTATGAATTTTTTAAGTATTTAATAATTTGATTGTACAGATTTTCTGCATCATCATTAAGCTGTCCTGTTGGAGTGTAGTAATAGTATATTATTGCATAACCAAGAAACCCACATAAGAATATAAAATCTAATAGCTTTCCTAGACTGGCTTGAAAAGTAGAAACGGCGGAACCAGAACCGAAAAACATTCCTAAAACGAAGTATGCTAAAATGTATATCACAAGGAACCACACTAGTAAAATAAAATTGGACTTGGTAAATATAATATCTAGAATCGGGTTTGTAGATACATCGGCTGTGGTTGTGTCCGCGGCAGCAGTTTTTTCAGCGGCAGCGGCAGTTTTATCAGCGGCAGGTAGTTTGTCGGCGGAAGCAGCAATTTTGTCAGCGGCAGGTAGTTTGTCGGCGGAAGCAGCAATTTTGTCAGCAGCAATTTTGTCAGCAGCAATTTTGTCAGCAGCAATTTTGTCAGCAGCAATTTTATCGTTGGCAGATAGTTTGTCATTTGTTGCATTGGTCGGAGGACTAGTAGATGCGGACATTTCTTTTTATATTATAGTGCGTTATTTTTTTCGGTAAAATAAACAATAAGCATTTGGTGTAATTAATGCATTTTCATTATCAATCATTTCAATTCGTTCGTCATCAAAATGTATCCATTTATTTTCCGCATTTTTCACAAAAGACGTATAGTGTCCGCCCAACGTACCGCCTAGATGATTGCATATGCCATATAAGTCATATACATAGGATTGCGAGTTATAACCTTTTACATACGGCGATAAGTCAAGATTGTGAATGGGGAAGTCCAATTGAGATGTGATTTTGAAACGTCCATCAGCAGTAAACCGCTTTAATACAATGACTAGAATTTTCGGGAAATTCCAAAACGACAGACGCTTTACCACATCCTCTTTTTGTTTCGTTTTCTCATTGAACCACGCGTTTTCGCCAGACATTTGTTCAGGCAGTGTATAATGATTGATGCACTCATACAGATTCGGCAATGGAATATTATCGTTTACAATTGGTATGTCGAGCATAAAGAAGTGTTCGGGTTTCATTGTATGAGATATTTTTCCATCGGTAGATAATATTTCAGACACATAGATGCCATAAAACATATCCATTATTTCAGAGTACTCGGAGGAATACACGGTTTTTAACATATCATAGCATTTTGTCGCCATCACATCCCTCTCATTTTGTGCGTTGCCCGAAATGCGCATGTTTACTGCCCGAGACAAACTATTGTGCAAACAGTCAATTATAAACAATAAGAATTCTGGCATATCATTCTGCGCAAATCCAGTAAATAAATCTCTATTTTTGTTATGGGCAATGCGCTGCACATTATGTACGAACTTTCGTGGGGTTACTACACCATTTCCACTCCACATTACCTTTCGCAAATCATTCCATTCCGTCATCATTCGTCCATCGTCTGTATCTGGTTTTAAATTTTTGGCAAATGCGGGTGTGTCTAGAAATTCATTGAGTTCATATGTATGGTTGATAACCTGCATCGACGAATTTAAAAAACACGTGTTTCCCATATTGGCAATTCCAGTCATCCCTTTATTGTAATACTTACTCAAATCCATTTTGCTATATTATTACTTAATGAATGTATATAGACAGTAATCTTTACACCATTTATAAATATATTATAAAATGAATAATCCAGGAAACGACAATATTACCGATAATTTATTAGAAACAATCCTTAATGCATATTATCCCCCGCCACCAGAAAGATCCGCGGGATCGGCAACGCCACAACCACCCTATCGGCCAATGCACCAGAATAATCCAGATAGTTTATATTACAACCTTATACTCGCACTTCGCGATACGATATCTGGTTATAATGCAAATACCAGGTTAATTTTAGATATAATCAGGGCATTGCGGCAAGATATTGCAGCCAATGTTCAACCTACGAGTAACCGCCAACCGCCTCAACCCCCGCCAACCCCATTTAACAACCAACAACGATTTTTCTCTCGCAATAATAATTCGCCAAGGGGTACATCGAGACAGCCAGTCAGATTATTTAATGTAGATTTGTTATCCACTATGTATACCAATCAACCTAATTTGCAAGATGTAATTGTGCGACCGACCGCCAATCAATTAAATGCCGCATTAGAAACAATTACATATATGCAATCTGCACGTTTGCATTCAAGATGCCCGATTACACTAGAAGATTTTGCAGAAGGCGATCAAGTAACTAGAATACGACCTTGTGGGCACATGTTTCAAACACAGTCCATACGTAATTGGTTTAGTAATCGGGTGAGATGTCCAGTATGTAGATGCGACATTCGCGAATACAGCGCGCCTGCCCAGACCGATGTATCCAATAATATTCCACCAACTTCGTCGAGTAGTCTAGGTGCGACCGCTAGCACCAGTGCGGGCGAAGACATTGAGCAATCATTAGATGGTTTAACTGCAAATATTTCAAATTTAATAGCCAGCTATTTTGCTAATAACAATGTGGATTTGTCAAATAATCAAACGTTTAGTTTTGAGATACCCATCGTAACTACATATGAAGTGCAAGAAGACTCTGACGATGCAGAAGAAGACGCCAACAATGCAGAAGATGATAATTCGGATGAATAAGAATGTCAATAAAAATATATAGTATTGACATCCGACAAGATAAGTATTTATTTCTTACCAAAGAACGTGGTAAGGGTTTGAATATTATTCTTTTTATTGTAAATTTGGCTAAGCGTCTTATCAAACAACAGGAGTTTTACCTTTGCACTACACACTTTTTCTTTCTTTTTCATAAACATTTCAAAATCATCTGCATATTCTTGTTCTAATGCAGTCAATTCCTTTTGAAACGTTTTAATCGCCGACTTTTTATTTTGCAGTGTCCAGATTTGCTCCAATGCTAGACCAAATAGCTGTTGTAGCGGTTTCATCAACTGGTTCGTAATATAATGCGTATAATCAATTTGCAACTTATTTTCAAGTATATAATCGGGGGTTTCTATTTTGTCTCCCATAAGCGCCTTCGGCTTGTCATTTACTATAAATACGAATCGCATTCTATCGCCCGCTTTTGGTTTGTTACCGGGGTCACGTTGTCCAATTCGGTCGGCTAGCACTTTATGTCCAATTTGATTCGGGTTCTTATAATCGCCACGAAGAGCCTTTGTAATCGTCAATTTATCCATACTAACCTTTCCTTCTACAAGTTGGTTCAGTGCATGGTCCAAATACTTAATGGCGCTTTCCACATTGTTGTCCTTCATCAGAATATGCAATATTTCGCCATACACATCTTTCAAATAATCACACGAATCTCTTCGCTTGATTGACAGACCCATATACTTCAAATACCCCTTATTCGGGTTATCTTCATATAACATTCCCACATATCGCTTCTTGGACAACAAGATGAATGGCATAAGCGTTTTCTCATATTCTAATGACATAGGCGGTTTTAAGAACCCACTACACAATTTCGCCGCATCTTGTGCAATTTCAATCGTCATTTCTAATGCTTGTTTGCCGCGAATCTTTTCACCAGTTTCGGGATGTTCCAAGTTAAATGTAAAGAATACGGAATCCGTGTCACCATATATATATTCCGCTCTGCATCGAACTGGTCCCAACTTTGTTTCATATACTAGATTTCCATACACTTCTTCAATCATTCGCTTTGCATATGTAATCATCGTCCGCCCAGTAGCAGTGGTTGATGCAGCCACATCTTTGTCATAGAACGTAGACGTGCGAGACCCACATTGTCCATACAGTGAATTCGCAGTAACCTTGTATCCAAGTTGTCGCTTATCTAGAATATTTTGCATAAATGGGTCTTTTTCGGTCTTTATCATTTTGCGGGTGTCTTTGCGCGCTTTTAACAGTTCCTCCAAAATAGACGGCATAATAGACTTTTGGTTGTTCGGCAATTGAGCCCATCTACACGTCATACGCCCAACCTTCGTTTTTTCGGCACGCGATGTGGGCGTCTTGCGAATATATTTATACGTATCAAAATCAACATCAATATACTGATATTCGGGCAAATTATCATATATGAAATTGCCTGCTTTATCGCGTTCCCCCGTAATGGCAGTCAGTTTGCCAGTTAAATCATACGACTTTGTCCATACCTTACTATCGTGTGAATAGTTCTGACTAATCATAGCAGACGGATACAGCGATGAATAATCTACACACGCCACTGGGTTGTCCATATACATAGAACATTTTGGCGGAAGTACAATTGCGCCTTCATACCCATCCGCATCGCCGACTTTCTCCAAATCGGGCATTAGTGTGTTCTTTTCACGACATTTCTTGGCTACGAAACTAGTGAGCTTAATGCCTTGACCGCGAAATACTAGAAAGCTAATCGGCACGCTGCAAATATTCGCCATCTCAGTATATCCAGTGAGCACATCTATTTTATTCATCAGATGGTGTACTAGGTTGCAATCTTGAATACAGTATTTCGCAACTATCGCGCGATCTGCAGAACTACCATTTGCCAGTCTGAATATATCTTGGGGAGTAACATCATCCTTTGCAGTTCCCCATTTTAGTGTACGGGTTGAACTCGTCAAATCTTCGTGTCCAGCAATCACAATTACGTTATATAGGTTTGTTTTTTGTTCACCCTTGACGGTTTCTACCACTTCTCGGTTTTTAATAATGTCAACCACACGGAACTTTTTCCCATTTTTGTAATAATCGGATGTAATACCACCAAACTCAATGTGAATAAAGTCCCCCACGTGAATTCCCATCAAGTTTCCGCTATATAGTTCGGTCACGTTGCCGTGAACTGCGTGTTCTGTGCAGATTGCCTTTTTTATACTATCACTGATATACTGTCCTGCAACATCATCTAGTTTGTATGAAGACAAATTGAAATCGCGACGAAAGTAAGCATACATATCAATTTGCAACCGCCCAGTCATCTTGAAGAAACGAAGGTCATATTCGCCACTGGCAATCTGCATTTTCGTATTCTCAATCGTTAAATTTCGGTCGCTGTCTTCATTGGCACAAAGTTCATTTATTTTGCGAGAGAGACACAAGAATTCGCGTTCGCACTTGTTCTCCTGTGCACGACGAAACATAAACTCGTAATCAAAACCAAATATATTGTATCCAATGATGATATCTGGATTTTCAGTTTGGATTAGGTCTGCCCATTTCATCAATAACTCGGTTTCGGTCTTGGCGCTCTCAATAATTGCCCCCTCAACTGGGTCACACGTTCCCAGCGCAATGCAATGGTTCTTGTATGGTTCCGTGTCGCCGTATTTTAAGAATGTTGAACCAATAAACGTGACCTTATCGCCTTCCAATTGCGGAAACAACAGCGTCATCACTTCGTTGGTCAGCTGTATTTTTTCTTCGCGGTCGTGAAGATCTCCCATCAGAATGTTCAATATAGTGGCCTTTTTATCCACCTTTGTCTTTTTCTTATATGTTGAATAATGCACGTGACCTTCCCCTTCCCCCCCACCTCCCCCGTCATCGTCATCGTCGTCGTTGTCTGGGTCGGCCGACCCACGCTGCATATTTTCACGCATTTCTGCAAACATATTGTCAATTTGGAGAATGCGCGAGTTATCCTCTCCTTCATTTGCCAGTTTTGCACTATCAATCGGTTTCTCATATAGAATCTCAACACGTTTGATAATGGCGTCTTTTTGTATAGAAGTTTTAGGATAAACAATATCAATGTCGTCAAATTTGTCATATCCGAATGCAGTCAACACACATCGCCGAAACAATTGTTTGCTTTTTGCGTCGTCCAAGAAAGCAGATTGTTTGATAAACACATCGACAAGATTTGTCGCAAACCGTTTATATGTTTTGATAGGAACAGGGAAATCGCCGTGGCTACTACTTGCCTCAATATCAAAACTACATATTTTATAAGGAACGCGGGTTTCCTTTTCGGGCAACGGTATAATGTCGGCAACCGATAATATGTATTCAAACATGCAAGTAGTCGTTTTGGTTGGGGGCTTAATCGTCCTGTTTAGTTTGAATGATATCCAACCAGATGGACTCACATTGTTAATATGAAAGTATCGCAGCAAGGGTGGAATATTGCTTTCATACAGCTCAATTTCCATCCGTTTGAATATCATATTGTTGCGTCTGCGCTGGTTCTCCCCCGAACTATTGTCATATAAAAACCACAAGTTCTTATACTTATTCATTGCAGCGGAGTTTTGGAAGACGAGTTTAATGAAATGGTGTGTCTTGCCGCCTGAAAATCCATATAGTTTATTGTACTCTACAGACTGAGACGATATAATGGAATCGGCAAATCGCGCACCCACCTTCTTTTTTAGTTCATCCACGAATTGTCGTTTATCAAACTCCGACCAATTGTCTCCCACTTTGACAAAGAAGAACGGCTTATAATCATTCACATAAATGCAACATGTTTCCCCACGTTCATTTACGCCAAACATCTGAATAACAAATGTCTTGTCGTCATTGTATCGTTTCTTTGTAGTTTCTCCGTCCGACCCAGACCCAGACCCGTCATCTGGCGCAGAGATATCATCGTACGTGTTAAAATCAAATAATTTAAATGATTTTACGACCGACTTCTTTGACATTGTCCTAGTATAATATCTTTCCGAAATACGTTTAGATTTGTTTCAATAATAATTTATAATTTGATGTAAAATATTATTCAATTTTCCTGTATTCCGCGCATTTATTTGCTGATGGGAGTATGTTTGCGCATGCGACTACGACTACGTTTATTTAATAGCTTTACCCGTTGGAAACCACCAATATGTGGTTCATTGTCTTGTCCAGTTGCCCAATTTATCATATCGTGCAGTTCTCTATTGCCGCCATAATAATCAACGCGGCCACCTCCCACCTTGACAATGGTGGGATATCCACTCGCATCTATTTTTTCTCCATCAAGCATTTGCTCGAGTTTTGCAAGTTGTTCTGATTTATCTGGTTGATCCGCTTCTATTTCTACCACAGTAAACTGACCGTTATATTTGTTCTTAATATTCTTCTTCATTTCTTCCCAAGCAGGTTTCAATGCTTGGCAATGATGGCACCAGTTTGCATATATAAGCCCAATTAAAATGGGAGCCGCAGCGACCTCCTCTACGTGTTGCGGTTGCAAAACATTAAGCGTTTTATGCATTTTCGATGTGCGACGTTTATTTGTTGTGCGCTTACTTGCCCTTGTCGAGGACCTATTTGGCTTTCCTCGTTTACGTTTTTGCGTGATTGGCATTATATACAATACTTATATTATAATACGTCATTATTTTTTCCCAACATATTGTATATGAACGCGCGTACTCTTTTTATAATATTCTTATGCATCGTATTCGCAATAGGGTTTTACCTGACTTTAACCGCCAAGATTGACCCAATTGTTCCTAAAATAGAACCTATGAATAACAATGAACCGAATTGTCCAGATATGTTGATACAAAAAGGCACTGTGCTTGCCCTGTATAATACGAAACAGCCCATCGTGGAAGGAGAGAATCCTATACAATTTGGTAGTTTAGATGATTATATCCAATATTTAGAAATACAACGTAAATCAGGAATTAACTGCCCCGTATTGTATTTACAACAGGAAAATAACGCCCAAGGACAAGACGTTTATCGTATGAGACCTAGCCCGTTTGATTTACAAGGAGGGTTACCTGCCATTGCGCAACATCAGGTGACACAAGTAATTGATGCAAATCGTTTAAATGCGCCCTATAATACAAATAACTATCCAGGATTTGACCCACAAGGTCAGTACATTGGGATTTATACGAATATAGACCAAACGCACGACAGCACCGAACAAGAGATAGTCAGCGATAATCCGATGGACAGAAATTGGGGCGGAATAAAATACACAAATCAGGCAGTGGATAGTGGCAAATATGCGGATAGGCAGGTGACTCGGCCGATGTTGTACACACCAAAGACCGCATTTTATCCGTCGACTGTTGATAATCAGCGTGGACCAGTTGATGTTATATAATATAACGGATCGTTAAGATTGTACATCTACGACTGTTGCTGGTTGAAGCAAATACTTACGAATATTATCCAATGACGTTTTGTTAATTTTTCGCGTTTTTCCGTTGGTTTCAATCGTCATGTTCTCAATGCAGTGTGAATTTTTTTGTAATTCTTCAATAAGATGAGGGAACGTTTTGAATTCTTTCATGATAGCCATGGCAGTAACTGAACTAATGCCTGGAATCTGACACAAAATAATCTCGCCAATGTTTTCGGGAGTTACGTTGTCCTTCTTCACCTTTTTTACAACAGTACAATAATTAGAACTTGTTGGTTCATTAGAACTAACTGGTTCAGTCGTAGCATCAACTGGTTCAATCGCCCCGCCAGGTTCATTTGAATTCGCCGTCGCGTTTGCATTTGGTCTATTCGAAAATGGATATAATACATTTTGTTGACGGGATGCGTCTTCTCCATTGGTGTTTTTACGTAGGTTTCCCAAATAGGCATTCGATAAATAATATGGAATTTTTCCCTTTGAGAACTCGCGTCCAATCTTTTCCGCCATATGCAATATCCATTCGGCGGATTCATTCACCGTTGCGGCGCGGTGTACGCTAAATCCTTTAAAGAATTGCAGAGAAGTCATTGCAGAATATATGATTTTGGTTTCAATGCCAGTACGCAATTGCGAGAACATTCCTTCAAGTAAATAAAACACGGAATGAGGAGGAAATCCACTAGAATTTAAAAGGCGATAAGATTGCTCTTCATACCTACCATCCTTAATTGATGATAACAGGTCAGCAAACGTTTTCCGTTCAATAATTAGTACATCCTTTCCTTCATTCGTTTGGATTAGCACATCACCAATAGGAAGAACCTCTTTTGATAGATCTACACATCCAGCCTGCGTTTGCTTACACATCAATATATCCAACTTGTCATATAGGTCGTGTTCTCGTTCATCAACAATAACCTTCATAGTAAATAATATAATAACTACACAGTCTTTATTATATTGTTAAAATGCAATTAGTATGCGCCAGCGCACTTAGCACTTGCGCCAGTTGCCAGGAAGTGTTCCCACAGGACGCGACACGCACGCGTTGGTTCCATCGGGCAACTTCAACACGGTGGAGTTCTGGGACGTATGGCCCAGCGCAATTGACGTGTTTGCGCTGCGGCCGATCGACGCGGGAAATCCAGCCTTCTTATCTCCACCCCTAGTAGATTGATTGGTTATGCTAGCAATGCTGCTAGCTTTCTTAGTAGTGCTTAATACCATGATATATACTTACTAAATATTTTATCTTTGGATCGCAAATAAATAAATTGAAAGAATATAAAAAATGGGCGCTATATATTCTACCGAGTGATTCATATTATTTGCAGAATAACATGAATATGGATGATGACATTCGCATCGAAAAGAACGCAAATGGGCTAGATACATATATATTTGACCCCTATAATCCCCTAAATAAAGTAATTAGCGAAAATGACATCCGAAATATGTTATCCAATTATGGCATCAACGCCCCAATATATAATACAAAACTATACGAACGTGCATTTGTTCATAGATCGTACACAAAGCGACCTGATATTGAAAACGAACAAAATAATATTACGATATTGAAGTGTCCAGACGATTGCTTACCGCTTTATACGAAATCAAATGAGCGTCTAGAATTTGTGGGGGACGGAGTATTAGAATGCATTACTAAATATTATCTATATAAGCGATTCCCCAAGGAAAATGAGGGATTTATGACAGAAAAAAAGATTGCATTGGTAAAGAATGAATCCATTGGTAAGATTGCATATGATATGGGGCTGCATAAGTGGTTGATATTGTCTAAACACGCCGAAACGAAGCAAACGCGAACCAATTTAAAAAAACTGGGATGTTTATTTGAATCATTCTTGGGTGCATTGTTTCTGGATTTTAATAAGATTTCGGTGCACGATGATGATAGATGGTTTAGTGATTTATTTACAACTGGACCTGGGTTTCAAATGGCGCAAGTATTTATTGAATCTGTGTTTGAAAAACACGTGGATTGGATTGCATTAATTCGCAATGATGATAACTACAAGAACATCTTGCAGGTTAAAATTCAAAAGGAATATAAGGTCACTCCATATTACATTGAGGTTACTGAACACGACCCAGAAAAGGGGTATCATATGGGCGTGTATTTGTGCTTGGGACAGCCAATTCATAGCGTGCGGTCAGATCAGGCTTTACCGATTACTCATTTTCGTAGTCACGGCGACATCCATCAGCATATGTCTCAGTATAACAAAATTTTTGTATTCTTGGGCGAAGGTCTGCATAAAATAAAGAAGAAGGCGGAACAGATTGCGTGCGAAGATGCAATTGCCAAACTAAATGCATTCCAATAAAAAATTATTTGATTTATAAAATTTCATCAAATTGTCATTTAGAACAACTATATATTCGCTTGGTTAGCAATAGAATATATGGTTAGTAAAACAACGTTGATAAATATGTTTTAATATTTGGACGAAATGTGTGATAATCATAATCATAAAACTGAGTTATATCATAATAGATATGTTTGAAAATTACCCGCTTTTCATATTTTTTATTTTCAAAATATGTATGATCTGTTCCGCTTATAAATAATATAATAGAATTATTATTATAACTTAACAAGATATCCATAATCCATTTAAATGTGTCTTCGTTGATGTGATAGTGCCTAGTCAGTAATACAAATATATTTTTTTTACTTAAATCTTGATGTAACCTGTGAAATCGTCTTTCATACTTTTCAAAAATATCAATTGCATTCCCTTCGTCGTGCGGAAAACTTATGCAATTTGCACTGTTAACCTTTTTGTCAGTTGCAAACGCATCACCAATGTATTTCTTTACAATATTCGGCACAGTGTCAAAACTTAAATCGTGTATAGCATTAACATTATGTAAAATATTAGTGTCGTGCACTTGTTCCGTGTGAGTGGTCCAATCGAATGGATAACTCACTTTTCTTAAATTTAATTCATTTAAAATCATAGAAATAGCACAATGGTCTCCAACTGGAATAATGTTATATGGTTCTTCCATTATAATATTAATTTGGGTAATATTATGGTTATTTATCGGCATTGTATAACACGTACACGTCCTAATTTGAATATTATTCAAATGCTTTTCCCGTAAAATGAGATAAAATATAATATGTAATAATAGTCTATACATATTATATTATACATAATGAGCAGTAAGCCTACATATTTAGAACTATTGGAGGCAAGAGTTACACCAAATATACAAAAAGCCGTGCAATTCAGGGTTGGTAACCCGATTGTCTCTGCAAAAGTCTTTGATATAGACAACCCAGAACCAATCATTGTTAAACCTATGCTGCCCGCCGTCGTTGCTATAACTGATAAACAGAATGATTTTACAGGAAACCGTCAAGCGATTTTAAATAGATTACAAAATCTTGGCAAATGTGCAGTTGTGGCGCAAAAACAGGACATTGCTGGTCCGATTACTACTGCACTAACTGCATTGCCTAAAAAGACCGTTAAAAAGGTAATAATATCGGATGAAGTTGTCGTTCTGGAAAAGGCTCCTGAATTAGAACCAGTGCAAGAATTAGAAAAAGAACCAGTTACGGAAGAGGAATTGTTTGTTCCAACAGGTATAGAAGAGGTGCCAGCAGAAGTCCAAGTTGAAAAATTAATCGTTGAAAACAAAAAGCAAGGCAAGAAAGCAAAGACGGGCAAGAAAGATGTAGCGGATGAACTGCCCGTAGACCTTACCACTGCAATTATTCGCACGCAAAAGGTCATTGACAGATTACCCAAAGAACGCGAAAAGAATATTATAGTGGCTCCTCCGTACTATATGAACAACCGCAAGTTGTATGTACAAAAAATGTCTGCATTGTTTGAACCTAGACGAAAAGAAATGCTGTCAAACAAAGAAACAATTTCGTGCGATAGAGGTCAAAATGATGCATTTGACTTGCTGACGCATCAGAAAATCGTGCGAGATTATTTAAATTTATATACCCCATATCGCGGACTATTATTGTATCACGGTTTAGGCTCTGGTAAAACGTGCACATCCATTGCAATCGCGGAAGGAATGAAAACCAACAAACAGATTTTTGTTATGACCCCTGCATCGTTGAAGATGAACTTTTTCAGTGAGATGAAGAAGTGCGGCGATGATTTATATAAGAAGAATCAGCATTGGGAATTTGTACCCATTGAGGGGAATCCCGAATATGTTGGTATATTGTCTCGTGCACTCTCTCTATCCAGCCAAACCGTCCGCGAAAATGGAGGCGCGTGGTTGGTGAATGTAAATAACCCAGCGAATTTTACCGAAAAAACGACCGAAGAACAAACCGCCATTGACACGCAGTTAAATGAAATGATACGGGCAAAGTACAAGGACATTAACTATAACGCACCCAATCTTACAAAAATAATGAATCAATTGTCTAACAATATGACCACAAATCCGTTTGATAATTCCGTTGTAATTATTGACGAGGCACACAATTTCGTGAGTCGCATTGTAAATAAAATCAAGTCGCCCAAATCCATATCACACATTATGTATGAGTACTTGATGAAGGCGAATAATGCCCGCATTGTATTGCTTTCAGGTACCCCAATTATTAACTATCCGAATGAAATAGGCATTTTGTATAACATTCTGCGAGGATACATTAGAACTTGGACGATGACTGTAAATGTGACTACCAATGAGAAGATTAATACGGAAACAATATTAAATATCTTGGACAAAGCAGATATACGCACACAGGATTATGTCCAATACAGCGGCAATAAGCTCATTATTACTCGCAATCCGTTTGGATTTATTAACGTGAAAAAGCGAGGTGCATTGAAAGGCACACAACGTGCTGCGAAGAAACCTGTTGCGAATACTACTAGAAAAGCGGGCGGGGCAGGTGATGCATTTGACCGTTATGATGGTGTGAAATTAGATGACAGTGGCAATTTATCAGATAAAGAATTTATTGACCGTGTTATAAGTGCATTAAAGAAAGCGGGTCTTGAAGTATCTGAGGGCACACTTGCCCTAGATTTAAATAAAGCACTGCCAGATGACTCCGCCACCTTCTTGAATGCATTCGTTGATGCGGAACAGGGCGAAACGCGGAACATAAATTTGTTTCAACGACGTATATTGGGATTAACATCTTATTTTAGAAGTGCACAGGAGAACCTGTTGCCCGACTATGTTCCTACTGAAACTGGTGATATTTATCACGTTGTTAGATCGGAAATGACGCCTTATCAATTTGGTGTATATGCGAAAATACGTAAGATAGAAGCCGACCGTGAAAAGAATGCAAAGAAACAACAGCGAAAAAAGCAAGACGATGAATTATTCACCATTTCATCAACTTATCGGATATTTTCAAGAGCTGCGTGCAATTTCGTTTTCCCAGATGGCATTGACCGTCCTCTACCGAATGGTGCAGAAGAAGCAGAAGTGGACGAAAATGCATTAGACCTTACGACTGACCCATTGGAGGAAGGCGAAGAAGAACAGCCATCCCCCGTAGCTGATAAGGACAATTACGCAAAACGTATTGAAACCGCATTGGCGAAGATAAGCGAGGTTGACCCAGAAACAAATAAAAGCATACATCTAATGGGAGATAATTTGAGAACATTGAGTCCGAAGTTTTATAACATATTAGAGAACATAGCCAACCCAGATAATCGCGGTTTGCATCTGTTGTATAGTCATTTTAGAACTATTGAGGGCATTGGTCTGATGAAATTAATATTATTAGCAAATGGTTTCGCTGAATTCAAAATACAAAAAGACAAGGATACGTGGACATTGATTGAAGATGAAAAAGACATCGGAAAACCGACGTTTGTCTTGTATACTGGCACGGAAACCGCAGAAGAAAAGGAAATTATTCGTAACGTATATAACGGCGACTGGAATATTGTGCCCGCTGCTATAACAGATAAACTCAAAGAACGTGCGGAGAATAACGTATATGGTGAGGTAATCAAGGTGTTTATGATTACTTCGTCTGGTGCAGAAGGCATCAATCTAAAAAACACACGATTTGTTCATGTGGTTGAACCTTATTGGCATATGGTGAGAGTAGAACAGGTTGTCGGACGTGCCAGACGTATATGCAGTCATCAATCTTTGCCCGAAGAATTGCGAACGGTGGAAGTATTTTTGTATGTTACCACATTTAGCGAAGAGCAGAAAAAAGACGAGAAAAATATGGAATTGCGTATTCGCGATGTGAGTCGGTTGGATAAAACCACGCCCGTAACTACTGACGAGACATTATATGAGATTGCCAGTGTAAAACAACGTATTAACAATCAAATCTTACAAGCAGTGAAGGAAACGGCAATTGACTGTTCATTGTACTCTAAGATGAATACCTCTACCAAAGAAAAACCAATGGTTTGTTACGGATACGGCAAAGTAGAATCAAACGCATTTGGTTCATACCCTTCATTTGATATGGATCGCGAACAAAAAGTGGGTCTTGATGTAAAAACAATCGATTGGGACATACAAGAAGTGAATATTAACGACAAGAAATATGCGCTGCGAACGGAAACAATGGGCTTATATGATTATGATAGCTATGTTCTCGCTGTTGCAAATCCTGGACTTGAACCAGATTATGTTGGAAAATTGGTCAATGAAAAAGGCCGATATAAGATTGTTCCGCCCGAATAATGCAGCGAATTACATACAAATTTGATATAAAATTGAAAACCTTTTTATCAAACAACCAAATAACAAATTATAATTCTAATAAGGAAATTGTTTATGAATAATGAGTGTAGTCGTACGGGCGTCTAAAGACACACGCAATATATTTTGTTACGACAGGGAAGATGCGTGCAGTGTATGCGCCAAGAACCACGTAGATGATTGTTGCAATAAATGCGGCGATGCAGTATGTGCAAGCAACCAGTGTTGTTCTGTATTCCCATATTATCAAAATACCGAGTATGTTGTATGTCGGGTTTGTTACGAGACAATTGACCGAAAATTAAAGGCGGTCGTAGACGATGCAGAATGAATATGCCGCTAAAAATAATAAAATTCAGAAAAGAGGTAAAAGAGCATTAGAGCATTATATAAACTTGTGTTTGTTGTATTACTGTAATTTTTTTATTATCAAATGACACGACAGCGGCAGTGTCAATGCTCCTGATGCTTCATCTATTTTTACGCCACCAGCAACCGCCGTAGACGGATTTTTTATGCTGATGACTGAGTTGATTGCTGGTGGCGTAACAATTACACACATTCCCACTACTGCACCTCCGCCAGAATGTCCAACCACAGTTTGTATTAGTTCAACGCCATTTAATACTACTACAAATTGTCCAGTGTTTTGAATTGTAACCTGGAATGTTATCTCATATACACAATTTGGAGGTAAAATGAATTCGGAGGTAGATAAACCATTCCGTTGTATTCCAAAAGGATTAACTAATGGGCTTGGAAAACTGACTGCAAGCCCAGGCAAAATTGGTCCTGGGTTATCATTCACTCCGATATTACTCATTTGACCGTAGAAATCTGCGAAATTTGGAGAAAATCCTACACCTGGTTGCCCTTGATCCCCCTTGTTACCTTTGTCCCCCTTCTCGCCCTTGTCACCTTCTTCACCTTTATTGCCCTTATCGCCTTTGTCACCTTTGTCACCTTTATCACCTTTATCGCCCGTATCACCCTTGTCACCTTTATCGCCTGTGTCACCCTTGTCGCCTTTATCGCCGT